AAGTAAATTCCATCAAGCAAGGGATTATACAAAGAACGGAAGCATTTAAACCAACCGCAACTGCTGCTGTATCTAAGACTAAGGAGTTTGCTGTAGATTCATTTACAAAGTTAAAAGATAATACAAATTCGCTTGTTGAGTCTCTTGTTAAGTCGATTACTAAAATAGCTACGTCGCCCGAGACAACGAAGGCATTAGAGACGGGAAAAAAGTCATTAGAACAAGTTGGAACTAAAGTAAATTCCATCAAGCAAGGGATTATACAAAGAACGGAAGCATTTAAACCAACCGCAACTGCTGCTGTATCTAAGACTAAGGAGTTTGCTGTAGATTCATTTACAAAGTTAAAAGAAAACACTACTTCATTATTCAATACAATAGCCGCGCCTTTAAAAAAGGCATCAGAATCTTCTCAAGCAAAAGATGTAAAAAATGCCGGCAGTCAATTGTTAGATGGAGTTAAAGGATTTTTTTCTTCATTAAAACAGATTAAAGTACCAGCAGATTCTTCGCAAAAGGCTGACGGCAAAGTGGCTGCTAAGAAAGAATATTCTGACCACCCAGAAGCAATTAGAAGCAGAAAAAGACGAGCTGCTGCCAATAATGAAGTGCTTGATGGTCAGGCTGTTTACGAAGAAAATTCTAAGATTAAAGAGAAAAAAAAGAAAAAGGGTAGCGACACTAGAGAGAATGATACTAATGTCAAAGAAGAGTCAGCTAGAAATTCAGCAGTAGTAAGCGAAACAAAAAGCCAAAATAGAACTGAGCAAACTTCTCCTCCATTAGCTGTCTCCTCCTTACTTGATGAAGATCCCACAGCTAACCGTTCTTTATTAGAGCAAGAAGAAAAGCCTCAAATCATGCTATTCGGTGGATTTACTGAAAATGGCGTTAAAAATTTAAAAGAGAAGCTTCCGGAAATTGTTGGAGACATGTTTAAGGCTCCGACGGAAAAGAAAAAGAAAGATAAGGACAAAGAAAAACCGAAAGACGATGGATCTTCAAGCTTGCTTGACATGCTAAAAGGAACAGGTCTTTTTGCCTCGCTTGGCATTCTTATTGCTGGAGGAGCTCTTGTGTTGGGTGGGCTTGCAGCTTTAGTAAAAGGATTGAGTACGGATGGTCCGTTTAAAGGAATTTTAAAGATCTTAGCTCAAGGTGGTTTAATTGGTGGTATAAAACTCTTAGCAGTCGGAGCAACACGGTGGATGGCTTCGTTGAGTGCACTGGTACAATCGCCTTTTGCCTTAATGAGAATGTTGGGAGGAGCGCTTGGCAAAGTTACGGGAATGTTTACTGCGTTTGGTTCTAAATTAATGGGAATGTTTTCTTCTGGAATTGGAGCAGTTGCTAGAATGCTCCCTACTACGGGAATATTTGGATCAATCACCAAAGTAATTGGTGGTTTTTTTGCAAAATTTGTTGGAAAAGGACTCAATTTTATTCCTATTATTGGTCCAGCAATTAGTTTGGGATTTGCTGTTAGTAGATTATTAAAAGGTGACGTTATCGGTGGATTAATAGATGTTGCTTCGGCTTTAGTCAGCTTTATTCCTGGAGTCGGTCCAATATTAGGCACTACACTCAGTCTAGGCCTGAGTGTATTGAATGCTGTTTTGGATTGGAAAGGGGGCGGATCCAAACCTGGAGCAACGGCCAACAAAGGAGGAATTTTAATGGGGTGGTTGAAGGGGTTAGGCAATCTCATCCTAAAGGGAGCAATGGCGCTTCCAATTATAGGGCCAGGAATTAGAGCGGTTAAAGCAATGATCGCAAATGATTATGGCGAAGGATTAAAACAGCTAGCTTATATGATTCCTGGAGTAGAGCTTATTGGAGCTTTGTTCGGAGATAAAAACGTAAGTGCTGTTTCTGGTGGGGCCGCGAGCATGATAAAAGGCACTGCTGGATTTTTAGGCAAAGCTATAGCATGGGTAGCTAAAATGATATATGGTGGTATAAAGCAACTTCCTATCATTGGGCCTGCACTCAAAGCAGTAGAAGCATTTTCTAGTGGGAATTTCTTAAGAGGGTTGAAACAACTGGCTTACATAATGCCTGGAGTAGAGCTTATTGGAGGGTTTTTTGGAGACAAAGACGTTGGGGTGGTAGGCAAGGTTGGAGGAGTTGCTGGAGGATTGACGAAGTGGGTTGGTGGATTTGCTGCTTGGGTATTTAAAAAGATATATGCTGGCGTCAAACAGCTTCCGATTATTGGACCAGCCTTGAAGGCTGTAGAGGCTTTTGCTAGTGGCAACTTCCTCAAGGGATTAAAACAGCTAGCATATATAATTCCACCATTTGAAATGATTGGAGCTTTATTTGGCGATAAAGAAACTGGAGGAGTTGCAAAGGTTGCTGCTGCTCCGATCGGGTGGATTGGATCTCTCGCTAAATGGGCACTAAAGAAAATAATTTCAGGGTTAAAATTACTTCCAATTATAGGACCTGCAGTAAGTGCTCTTGGTGAGTTTGTTAAAGGTAATTTCTTAAAGGGGTTAAAGCAGATGGCTTATATATTCCCTCCATTTGAGATGTTGGGAGGTCTGCTTGGTGATAAAGAAGCTGGATCTGTTGCAGGAAAAGTTGGAGGGGGAGTAGGAACCGTGGCTGGATGGATTGGATCTCTTGCTAAATGGGCATTAAAGAAAATAATTTCTGGGTTAAAATTACTCCCAATTATAGGACCTGCGATAAGCGCACTTGGAGAATTTGCACAAGGTAACTTCTTAAAGGGGTTAAAGCAACTTGCCTATATGGTTCCTGGAATGGAAATGTTAGGGGGATTGCTTGGTGATAAAGAAGCTGGATCTGTTGTTGGAAAAGCTGGTAATACAATAGGAAATTGGATTAAAGGATTAAAAGATTGGGTGTTTGAAAAAATTACTAACATGCCGGTCATAGGTCCTTTAATCAAAGGCATAAAGTGGCTCGCAACTGATCCACTAAAAGCACTAAAAACTCTAGCATTAGCCGTTCCAATTTTAGGAGGAATATTAAGCTTCTTTGGAATAAAAGAAGAGAAAGAAGGAGACGCTGCTGCTCCGCCTGCTCCCAAAAGTCCATTTGCTGCAATTAAAGACATGATTCTTGAAAAAGCAAGAGCATGGTGGAAAGGAACATGGTCGTGGGTTCGCTGGTTAGCTGCAAAGGTTTTACCAGAAGGAATAGTAAAAGCATTAGACGAAGGAAGCTTAGCTAAAGAAGACATTAAGACGGAAGGAGAATCTGCTGAAGGAGGTTCTGAACAAGTCAAACCAGCAGCAGAAACAGCAGAGCCTCCTGCTGACAGCAAAGAGACTGTAGATGCAAAAGCCGCTACCACATCTCCTGTTGTAAGCAGCACACCACAAGAACAACAAGCCGCTCCTACTACCACTGCAAGCAGCGAAGCAGTCGTTACACCACAAGAACAACAAGCAGCTCCTACTACTCCTACAAAAAGTGAGGCTAAAAATTCTCCAATTATAAGTCAAGCCAAAAAAGCTGCAGAACGTCCCAAAGATTACATAGATCAAAAAATAGAAGCCGTAAAAGAACAATCTGCTGACGATGAAGCATATAAAGTCGACAATATATTTGATCCGAAGAGTTATATTGGAGCAGCTGAACAAATAGGAGAAAAGACTCGCAAAACTATTAATGGCATTTACAAAATGCTTGGATCAAAAGCAGCAGACCTTGCAATGTTTGCTGCTGTTGGAAATAAGCTAAAGTCTAAACCTTCTGAAGAAGCAGCTGAACAAGAAGCACTATTAAAACCTCAGAAAGACAAAACGTCTGAAGGTACTTCTGGGACGCTTAAAGGAGGAGAAGTAGAAAGTGGATCGACAAGCGAATCATCACCCAATCCTGCAGTTAAAGGCAACCAAAAAGATGTTTCTGTGTCTTCTAGTAGTTTTAGCGAATATGATAACGATGATTCACCTGAGGTGAGGAAGAAACGAAATGATGCTAGTGTCGCTTACCGTGAAACTCGTGATAGTGATCCCGAGTATATTAAAGACAAAGAGAGACGAGGAGCTTTTAAAGCTCAACAAAGATATAACAAAAACAATCCGTTTCAAGATCCAACTGATGACGGAAAAAAGGTTGAATTAACAGAAGCAGATGCAAAAGATGCAAAATCAATAAAAGCATCAGAGACGGTAGTTACAGAATCAACAATAAACGGCAAAGGTACTCACTCCACTACAACATCTTCGACCAACGCTGCACCATCTTCTGATAAGTCAAGACCAGCTGTAACAGCAAGTCCTAAACAAGAAGCTTCACCAGGAGATATTGCTGCTGAAAAATTTGGTCTAACGAAAACAGATGACGGCACGTATATTTCCGAAGATGGTTGGAAATATACGTACAAAGATGGTGTATTTTCCGATGAGTTCGGAGAAGATGCAACGGATGAGTTAAGAATTGAACGTAAATCAAATAAAGTTAAATCAGCTGGAGGGACTTCAGCAGAGTTCAGTGGTGGTGAAGTGGTGCCAGGAACAGTTTCTGGAAAACCTTCTAAAGAGGGTGCAGAAAAACCAGCAATGGATTCTAAAGCATCTTCTGATAAGTCAAGACCAGCTGTAACAGCAATTCCTAAGAAGGGATCTACACCAGAACAACAACCTGCTGATTTAAGTAGTTTACTAGCAGCTAAAGAGAAAAACGATCCGTTAAAAACTAAAAATTACGATAAAATTACAGCCGAGCTCGTAAACCAAGGTATAACTTCACCAGCTGAATATGAACAGGCAGTTCGAGACGGAAGAATATCTAAAGAATTTGATACAGCGTTTAAAAAACAATACACTCGAAAATCCTTAGGGGAAGCGTCGAGCGAACAGATATTTGCAGAACGTTTAGCGGTGAATTTAAAGGAAGCTCAAGTAAAAAAAGCAGCTGGTGTGTCTCCTGACCAACAGAACTACGAAGTGTCTGGAAGTGTAGAGGGAAATAAAAAAGCTTCAGTAAATTCTGTTGAGACTACTAAAGCGTCTTCTGATAACTCAAGACCAGCTGTAACAGCAGTACCCAGAGAACAGGGACAAGTACACCTAGGTGCTCATGACTATATACAACGGGATCTTGAATCTCAGTTTGCCTCTCCTGTTGATTTAACTACTACTGCTCCTGAAGAATTAACAGCTGAAGCAACGCCTGACGAAACAACATCTTCTTCCTCATCGCAAAGTACTACGATAGACTCAGCAGTTGCATTGGGAGGTGGAAAATCCGATCAATTATTAACAAAAATTGCAGCAAACTTTGATACATCAAATCAAAACTTATCATTACTAGTCCGTGGGTTTAATAAGTTAGCAGGCGCCTTAGGACAACTTGGCGTATCTATAGCTGAAAAGCCTGGTGGAAATACTATTGTTAACTCAAATTCTGGTGGGGGCGGCGGACAAGCTCCAGCACGAACGTCTGAAATAGCTAAGGGCGGAAATCAAGAAATTGCTAACTTCAGAGCAAGTATTGAAAAAATGAAACAGCGTCCAGCTTAAACGTTTTTGAAGGATAAATAACATTATGTCTTTCAGTACTAATACACCTTCAAAAACGTTTCCTTCTCAGAGAATTAGTATTGATGATGAATTGTTGTTGAGGCCACTGAATAACGTCACAGCAGCTCCTCCTGACGAGGCATCTTCACAAACATTTGAAGTTACAAATCCAGCAAACAAAACAGAGGTAGCGCCTGCAGCAGCTCCAATGGAAACATATGCTGGATACGACATGGAAAAACCTCTTTCAGACGATCAAATGGGCAGCTCTGCTTCAACTTTTGATCGCAAAACTCAAAGCCCCAAAACTGATGATATCGTTCATAGTTATCCTTGGACTGCTTCAAACATTAAAAGAGATGATATTCCATATATTGTTTTAGCTGAGCATAGAAATACAGAATCTACGTTGATGAGACAAATGCAGTTTTACGGTAAAGGGGTAGTAAACACAGCAGGTGGAGCATTTGGAGCTGCTCCTAAGGGGTTACTTGAAGTATATGATGAAATTTTTCCTGATAATCCAACAAACAACAAATACATATTTCCTTACTTTTCCAAAAGTGCTTTTGATTTAGGAACGACAAAGTGGGAGCAAATGGATGAAATCAGTCAATCAATTAAAGATGTGACTGGAGGTGCTGCTGATATGTTAGACCAATTTTCAGTCACAAAAGGAATGGGAGACATGGTAAGAACCGGAATGAAAGTTGGGGAGTTTGCAGGGGCAGCAGCAATGACAGCGCTGAAAGGAATGTATCCAGTAGTCGGAATCTTTGATAGACCACGCGTGTTCTCTGCACACAACGACAGAGAAATTACAATTGAATTTCCTTTATATAATACGTTAACGCCGGGGGCTTGGAAAAAAAATCGAGATTTCATCTATAGGTTTATGAGTCAAAACTTATATATAAAGCGAGATTTTATTACAGGCATTCCTCCTTGCTTTTATAGAGTATATGTTCCTCAGCAATATTTCTGTTTTGCTTCATGTGTTACAAACATCAAAGTTGAAAACTTAGGAAACCAACGAATGATTGGTGATTTTATTGTTCCTGATGCCTATCAGGTTTCCATAACGTTGTCGGAGATGGTAATGCCTAGCTTAAATCAGTTCCAAGCATTAATTAACGGCGATGCGCAAGGAAGAGTTAATGTAATAGCGAAAAAAAAAGCGTAGTAAATAAGGATACAAATGAGACAACACGACATTAAAGAGCTGAAAAGATTGGATCCACAATGTTTGGAAAATATGTTTAATGTGTATAAGGATCAATCAGGCAGCTATTACTATAATTTAATAAAAGCTTTGGCTCTGCCTGAAAAATTACCAAACAGTTTATATAAAGTTTATACAATAAGTCCAGGAGATACGTGGCCCATGATTTCGTATAAGCATTATGAAACTCCAAATTTGTGGTGGTTGATATTATACGCAAATAAAATAATGGATCCAACTAAAAAAATTATTCCAGGAGACACTATTAAAGTATTAATCGTAGATGTAGCTAAAGAAATAATGTTACAACTAAGAAAATAATATTATGGGTAATATCATTTCTGACGGATTATCAAAAGTAATTACACCAATAATTAACACTGGACTCGATGCCGTGAAGGACGGCATTAGAGCTACTGCAAATGCAGTTCGAGGTGTAATAAATGGAACAAGCGGAAAGAAAAGCTTTTCTGCCGGAAAGTTTTTTGAGCAAAAGTATAATGAACTTACTCATAAAGTAGAGTTTTGGTTAGACAACAGCGGAGATTTAAAGGAAGTGGCAAACAAAGTATATCCAATAAACCCAGCCGCAGTAATGGAGCTGAAATTAGTAAACAATTTAGGTGACTGGGTTGTAGAGGGTAGTATGATATTTATGTACATGGTTGAAGATGCTATTTCATCTCAGCATCTTTCGCTTGCTCAAAGCTTCATGAGTTTTATTAATGGTGCAATGGAGAATTCTGAAACAATGAAGACATTTCAGTTTAGAGGTGATGGATATGACTTACTGAGAGTGTCAATAATACCAATCACCAGAGAAGGAGAAGCAGAATCAGGAACCTCTTTACCTATTCAAGAGGGAGATCCAAAGTGGTGTATAAGTCATCTCTTTTCAATTTATGAAATGGAGGATATTAATGACGTTCCTGGAATGAAAGGTCCGATGGCTGCATACATGAAATGTGTAAAAATATACTTCAGAGATGTTAGGCAGCATATATTACAAACTACTAATCTAGAATACTCTACGGCATATAGTCCTGATGCAGATAATTCAACTCTTTTAGCAAAAGAGGGTGCACTAGAAACAGGAAAAGCAATAGTTGAAGTGTGGAATAAGTCAGTAGGAGAACCAGCTGCTGGTGGGCTTGAAGAACTCAAAATAATAATTCCAAATCCAGAAGAATGGGATGAAGGTAGTACAAAAATATTTTATACATCCCCAGCATCAACTTCTGCTGCTGAAGATATAGAATATTTGTTAGCTCATCACGCAAGCAAAGAACCTTTAGAAGGAGCTGAGGTAGATACAATACACGACATGTGTTTGTTGACTACGCAGCATCCAAAATCTCCTGACTTACTTGAAGATTTGACGTTAGTTCCTCTTACTAAAATATTTAAAAAAGCAACAGAGGGGGATCAAGCTGGTGAGTTACAATTAGAACATTTCTTTGTGACGTCTCAATCTCAACGGGGGAACTCTGTTGATTTGGGATTTAAATCTCCGTTTAGTGAGGATCCAAATCGCGACTTAAAAACATTCAAATACGGACAAATTATTTCTTACAGTTTTATTGATATGAATCCTCATATTAATAGTTCTTCATTTACGTCTGCTCCTCTATATTCAGTAGACGTGGGAAAGAGAACGTTTAAAGTCAAATTCGAGAAAAATGATATATTAACTGTAAGAAAACTTATAACAGAGAACTACATAAAGCCTTTATTTAAAGGAACTGCGAATAGCGAAAAGTTATTTATTCCTACCTTACATCAAACTAAAAAAGCATATAACCTATTTCCGACATTCACTCTGAATGGTGATGATGTTAATTGGGGAGAGTTATTACGACAAAAAAACAGCTTGCATAGTCTTATGTATACTGGACTATTTCAGAGCACATGTATATGCTTTAAGACGTTCGGATTAACATTGAGAAGTCCAGGAACGTTTATTGCGATTGACAAGACTGACGGAAGTACTGATAACGATTATAATAATAAATTATATGGTCAGTGGTTTGTGGTCAGAGTTGATCACGTATTTGAAGCAGGATCGTTTATGAATGCTATTTATGCTGTAAAGATACATAGATTTAAAGAAGCTCACGAACCTTTTGAGGCAATTTTAGAGTGATAATGTCTCTGCTGAACATTAATTAAATTAATCATGTTGAAATTTCATTCAACTTTTGATAAAATAATTTTCTACATGGATCATCTTGATAAACTCGAATCGCAAAGCATCTACATTCTTCGTGAAGCCTACCATAGCTTTTCCAACCTCTGCATGCCGTGGAGCATGGGTAAGGACTCTAACGTTCTGATCTGGCTTTCAAAAAAAGCATTTTGTGGTCACATCCCATATCCGTTACTACACATTGATACCACGTATGAGTTTCCAGAGATGCTGGAATTTCGTGAGTGGGCAGTTGAAAAATACAAGCTCGATTTGATCGTGAAGATCAATGATGATGCTCGTAAAGGCATTGGTTCTTATACTACTTCTATTGGCTACGAAACTCACGATCCAATGACCGTCACACATGAACTAAAAACAGTGGCCCTCCAACAAGTCCTAACAGAACGAAAGTTTGACGCGCTTATCACTGGTATTCGTCGAGATGAAGATTCAACACGTGCAAAAGAACGTTATTTTTCGCCTCGTAATGCTGAATTTGAGTGGGACTATAAAGATCAACCGCCGGAGTTCTGGAATCAATTCACTACGGCATTAGAACCCGGCGAGCACATCCGTGTTCAGCCGTTGTTAGATTGGGCAGAAGTTGACATCTGGCGCTACATCGAGCGGGAGAATATTCCGATTCCACAAATGTATTTTGCGAGAAAGGGTGAAGATGGATTAAACTACCGTTTCCGCTCATTAGGCTGCTGGCCTATTACAAAGCCAGTGCAAAGCAATGCAGTTAATATAGAGGAAATTATTGCTGAACTTTTAGTCACAAAAACTAGTGAACGGTCAGGCCGGGCTCAAGATCATCATGAGCGAAATGCTATGCAAAAACTTCGCGCTAAAGGATTTATGTAAGATCGTAGTTTAAATTACATCCTCGATCTATTTTCTCATATTATTTATATAATTTTTACTAAATGAACTCTTTTAACGAAAACACACAATTAACCACTTCAAAACTTAAAACCGTAATTGTTGGTCATGTTGATCATGGCAAGTCAACTCTTATAGGACGTCTCTTTCACGATACTGATTCATTACCAGAAGGTAAGATAGAACAAATACGTAATGCGAGTACTGCTGAAGGAATGGAATTTGAATTTGCATTCTTGTTGGATGCTCTTCTCGAAGAGCAAGAACAAAACATTACAATAGACACAACTCAATTGCCATTCCGAACAAAACTCAGAGAGTATGTAATTATTGATGCTCCTGGCCATAAAGAATTTTTGAAAAACATGATTACTGGTGCAGCTAATGCTGATGCTGCTATTTTACTCATTGATGCACACGAAGGCATTCAAGAGCAATCTAAGCGTCATGCTTATTTGCTTTCATTACTAGGAGTCGAACAAGTTATTGTTGCAATAAATAAAATGGACCTTGTTGGATTTAAACAAGAGATATTTGATAGAGTTTGTGCGGAATATTCGGAATTTTTAAAGAGTCTCAACATAATTCCTAGGCAATTTATACCAATCTCAGCCAAACACGGTCATAACATCACCGCCCCGAGCAGTGAGATGCAGTGGTTCACAGGACCAGCTATTCTTGACGCTTTAGATCAACTTGATACGCCAAAAACTCTGGAAGGACTGCCTCTGCGTTTTGTTTTACAGGACATTTACCGTTTTGATGAGCGCCGAATTCTTGCTGGTCATATTGAATCAGGTAGACTAACTGTCGGCGAGGAATTAGTCTTTTGTCCAAACAGTAAAAGCAGTCGCATAAAAACCATAGAAAGTTGGGGGTCTGATATTCCTAAAACTTCTGCTTTTGCTGGAGAGTCTGTTGCTATTACTCTTGAAGAACAAATCTTCGTTGAACGGGGACAGATTGCCAGTAGTATAAACGGTTGTCCTATCGAGGGCAGAGAAATACAAGCAAGTCTCTTTTGGTTATGTGATGAACCATTAGCGCTTGATAAACCATTTAATCTTAAAATAGGCACACAATCGGTAGAAGGTCGCGTAAAAGAATTTCAACGAATTTTAAATTCTTCCACATTAGAGCCAATCACCAAATCCCGAACCAGCCTTTTAAAAAACGAGGTAGCTGATGTTCTTATCCGCTTACGTAAGCCTATTGCGTTTGATAGCAACTCCTACATTAACAGCACAGGCAGATTTGTTATTATTGTAGGTAAACGAATTGGGGGAGGAGGAATTGTTCGAGAAGCGAACTATAAACATTCAGAAGTAATCAACAAAGATATCACATGGACATTGAGTAATGTATCCAGAGAATCTCGAGCTAAATTATTTGGTCACCGCGGAGCTGTTATCTGGCTTACGGGATTATCTGGTTCTGGCAAGTCTACTTTAGCTACAGCACTTGAAAATCAACTCTGTGGGCGAGGGATAGCATCATTTGTTTTAGATGGAGATAATCTTCGTCACGGCCTTTGCTCTAATTTATCATTTACTCATGAAGACAGAACAGAAAACATTAGAAGAGCAGGTGAGACAGCAAAAATAATGGCTGAAGCTGGATTGGTTGTTATTTGTTCTCTCATTTCACCTTACCGAGCAGACAGAGATATCGTTAGGAGAATTTGCCAACACAACAGTATACCATTTGCTGAAGTTTTCATTAATGCTTCGCTTCAAACATGTGAATCTCGTGATCCACGAGGATTGTACAAAAAGGCTCGTTCAGGAGAGATATCTAACTTTACTGGCGTCAGCTCGCCTTATGAACCACCAGAAAGTCCGGAACTTGAAATTGTCACTGATGTGTGTACAAAAGAAGATTCTTTGATTAAGCTCGTCGATTTTGCTGGTGAGTTTGTGTCTCATTCTTTTTGAAATTAACGTCTAAAAGAAAATGTGAGCATCACGAGTTTGATGCGATTTTTAATAAGTAATTTGACACGAAATTATGAAAAATAGAATCAACATTGAACCTGTAGAAGGTGGATTTAGGGGATTTTTATATGATGGTGAAATTTTGGAGTACGAAACTCCAACATATAGTGATCCTGCTCTCGCGTCTAAAGAGTTGTTAAAACATATAAACAGATCTCAGTCAGACTCTAGTCTGCAGAATCAAGTTGAACAATCTCGATTAACCGCTTCAGTTAACCGTCCAACCCCAGTTTCTCCTCCAGCAATAGTAACCGCCCCTCCTGCAGCAAACACTGCTCCAAGAAAAAGATCTTGTTGTGGCGGCTAATTGTTAACAATTTTATAAACATTTGCTAATACAGCAAAACAGTTTATTTCTTTGTCAACGACAAAACAATCCATCTCCATTCCTTTCGCAACACATAAGAGAACTTCCGTCTTAATTTGCTCTGATAAATTACTATTAAATACAAATTCGAAAAAGTGCTTGAGTAGATTTCTGTAATCAGATGAAAAATGTCTTTCGTTCTCGATGACATATCTGCGAAGTTCGCAAATATCGCCTTTGCTTTGAATTCGTTCTAAAATTTGAGAAACGACAGATCCACATCCGCTATCAACTCTGATGTTCAAAGAACCTGAAACAGTAAATTTTTGAACATCATTTATAATTCTGCGAACGTCAGGAAGATTTTTCCTAATGTGCTCTAACAATAAAGGCTTTTGCGAACTATCAATCGAAATGTTTTCTTTTTGCAGAATCTCTTTAACTCTTTGGACCACGCCTTCAATAGGAGGTGTTAGATTAAAGATTTGAGTGCGGCTTTGCAGAGCTGGTATAATCTTAAAAAGATAATTGCAAGTTATAATAAATCGAGTATTAGAAGCAAATTCTTCAATAATATTACGCAGAGCTTTTTGGGCATCGAGAGAAATCTGATCTCCTTCATCCAACAAAACAACTTTGAGTTTACCATCAAGAGATTTAGTTCTAGCAAAACCGGAAATCTTACCTCTAATAGTATCAATGCCGTTTTCGTCAGATGCGTTAATGTAAAGATATTGGCAATCAAGAATGTCATTTACTATAATTTTTGCTAAACTTGTTTTACCAGAACCTTGTACTCCTGCAAAAAGCAAGTGTGGTATTTCTTGTTTTTCTTGCAGAGACTCAAAAAATGCTCGGTCGTCTTTAGATAGTACAATATCCTCTAGATGGGTCGGTCTATATTTCTCAACGAGTAGATTGCTAAAGTCGCTCATCAATTATATTTTTTATCATGTTCTGATTTCAACCCATATGAACCATCATATTCTTTTAACATTTCAGCATCAAAGCTCAAGTATTGACCAATTCGAGTTCCTTTTTTAATCTTAGCTGGTCCAATAGTTACATGAAGTACCCCAGCCATTACACCAGAATAACCACTATCATAAAGGCCACTAGTAAGAAATAATCCATTCCTGTTGAGAGTGCTTCTAGTAATTACCCAGCCAGCTTCGTTGGAGCCAACAGTAATTTTATTCTCCATGATTACTTCGTATTGTCCTGGTTCCAAGTGAAACATTTCTTTTTCGTCAGGCATTATTTCGTAGGAACCTCTGTGTTTCTTTGCATTTCCAGCAATTTCAAATACTTCAGGAAGGATTTTAAAAACTTTGCCTAGACGGAGATCTACAGCATTTGGTTGAATGTCTTCTGGCTCGATTCCGGTCAGATCGCTTTTTGTATTAGGTCCACAAATGTGTTTCATGTTACTTTCTCCCCTCTGTGATCAATTGTCTCCCAACATATGTGTTGCCATCTTGATTTATTTGTTCTCTGACTGGTTCTTGTCCAGCTTTAATAGCGTGAGTCTGGAGCCAACAAATCAGCTCAGCCTGTTTTTCTGAAGGTACGATGAATGTGCCTTGAATTGTATTGATTACGATTGACATAATTAGCACTTTAGTATGTTTATAAAATTAATCAAGCTTGATAATTAGAAGAGTGGATGATCCAAACATAACTTCTTTATTAGATGAACTTTCTTCATTTGACTTCTCTGCGACGACAAATGATATACAAAAACCCAAGGAAGATGAGTCTCCAATAACAGACGAAAATGCTAATCAATATTTTCTAGACAAGACTAAAGCAATAATTGATGCTGGAGTGGGAGCTATACAGAATATGACTCCTTATGTTATTCAAGGTCAAGATGCAAGAGAAATCGATGCTTTATCAAAACTAATGGCTGCTACGTCACAAGCATTAGATACTTTGAACAAAGGCGCTCTAGTAGACAAAAAAGCTGACAGAGACGAGCAAATGGAATACATCAAGCTACAGGGAAAAAAAGAGCTAATGCAGTTAAAACAACAAGAACAAGTAAACAAAGCACAAAATAATTTAAATATACTTGTAGCTTCTCCAGAAGAAATTATGAAAAAACTATTTCCAAATACAGCCAACATTTTAAACATCGAGAATAAATAGATATTATGCCGTCATGTCAATATACCACTTTAATTCCTAGTAGTCAATGCATAGGAGACTCTCTTCGTACAATAAATTCTAATTTTACCATATTGAATGATGAACTCTGCAAAATCCCGAGAGCAGTGGGAGATGGAAAAGATACGTTCGTAACTCATGAAATGGATTTATTAGGGTGTAACAATATAAAGCTTGAACTTGCTCCCAAACCAACATTATATAAAAAATTCGATTCAATTAGCAGTAATATAACATTGAGTTCGTGTGCGTTATCTGACGGATTTAACACTGACATGTACGTTTTTCCGTACATAAGCAGTTTGAAGGACTCTAAGCCCATAGGAACTTTTGATGCCATTTCAGAAAACGGTTCTCCTCAATTAACTTTATTTTGGACAGCATCATCAAATAATGCTGAAACCGTATTTGCAACAAATAGTTCAGTGTCTTTCGGTCAAAGAGGTTCTGTATCGCCTGATGGTCCGGTTCACTGTTTTTGTGAGGTTGGAAATATGCTTTATATAGGAGGAGAATTTAATAATATTGGAACAACTACATCAAGAAAATTTGCAACGATTAATTCGAGCGGTGGAGATTTACACAACGAATTAGGAAATGTCGGAGTGAGTGCCGTCTCGTTGTTTGATGGTGTAAACGGAAACGCAGTTGATTTTGGAGAAATTGGATCGGTGAATTTCATAAAAAATACGAGCATTACGATAGATATTGACGCTAATGATATTCGTGACATATTTATAATAGGAGGAAGCTTTAGGTCACCTACTGCTGGAAGAAGTTTAACTGTGTGGGACAATACTTCAAAAAAAACTTATCAGTTTTATGTCAATGGTTCTCTTCATGATTGTGCTGTAGTTGGATCTGATTTATACGTCGTTGGTAGATTTGATTTTGTTAACTTTGGGGTAGAAGCTGAATCATTCAAATCTGGTAAGAGATACTATAGTAAATCTATATTAAAAATATCTCTATTAAAGTTGTTAAACAACCAACAACACAATTGTATAGATTCTGCTTTCTGTGAAACCATACAAAGTTCTCTAACAAACGTTTGTGAGATTAATTGTATTGTGGAAACGTCTAATCAACTTTTTATCGGTGGTGATTTTTTTGCTGAAATAGACGGATTATTAAATCAACAAAATTTGATGGCTCTGACTCTTACAGGAGAAATAGTACAATCAATTAAGTTGATTGTAAATAAACCTGTATTTACTTTAGCGTATGACGTGGACGTTTCAGTGTTGTATGTTGGTGGAGAATTTACTAAAATTGTACAGCAATCGGTATTTAGTGATTCATTGAATCAGCCCGTAATGGAATCTGAAGGTGCTTATTTACATGCTGCTGCATTTGATGTACAAATTGAACAAGCTCCTGTTTTAATGGATTGGAAACCCCGATTTAATGGAGCGGTAAGAAAAATAGAAATACAGAACGCGTTTATTAACAGTAACATATATGCTATAGGTGATTTTACACAAATAAACGACGAATATTCCGGTCATGCTGCAGCTGTAACGAAGGCATCTGATCCACTTGTCGGTAACAATATTGGTGCTAAGGTTGATTGGGCTATTGAAACTCCTACAGCTCCAACACGAAATACTAACGCGCTTCTTAAAGGACTCAATGGAGTGTATATTGGTGGAACCTTTACCAAAATCGGAGGAACAACGAGGTTTTATTTCTCCAAAGTAGCAGGAGCTGGAGAAACGGCTGGAAACGTAAAGGCTGATGTGGTTTGGGATTTTGGAGGAAAGGTGCTCACAGCAAATGAACCATACTCATTAATATTTAATGAAATAGACACTGTTCGATCTAAAACACTCTGTAAACGAAGTGATACCGTCAACGTTACCACTTTTGCTCCATTAAGAGAGCCGTTTCAGAATCAACGTGCTGGACACTTGTGTAGATTCTTTATAAGAAGGCCGTGTTATAGCGGTGCTAGTGGAAAGTTAGATCTGACTGATGACACTTACGCGAAGTCGGTAAAGATTGTAGGTTGGTCTCTATCATACGTGTAGAACTGGTTATATAAATTTTAAACTGGTATTGTTTATTGAGTTAAAAAGATAAATAAGAATATGGCTCTACAAGGTATACCAATTTCCCAAGAACAGTGCATAGGAGACTCCTTAGACACAATCAATAATTCATTTGTTGCTTTGGACTCAAGAACACTTGAATTGTCTAGCAACTTATCGTTAAGCGCTGTATCACTTCACGAAAAAATAACTAGTTTATCTGCTGGGGATGATGCGTTTACCACCAATTTAAATCTCACCGCTTCGAATCTTTCGTCAAGCTTGACTCTTACTGCATTAAGCCTTTCCACAAGTTTAGCTCTATCCGCTTTAAATTTACAGACAGCAATATTGGAAATGTCTGGAACTTATACTGTTGCTACTCAGACCACATTCGAATTTAATCCGTCTCACAATAACACAACAATTGTATTAACAGGAACGAATAATGTTAAAATAAGCAAGGCTGCTTCTGCAACGTTTAAGCCTAATCACAGAACAACAATATTGCAATTAGGCACAGGAAGAGGATATTTTGAAGATCCAGCGTTTAAGGTTAGTTCATTCCAGACTTTAAGCACAGGCGGACAATATACTACTTGTGAAATCCGAAATATAAACGTAAATGAGGTTAATATGCCTTGGGTCGTAGTAGGACAATTATCTGCGTCTCTTCCTCCTCTTCCTGAACTTCCGGAAATATTTCAGTTTTCGTTGAAAGGATCTTATAACCAAAACTCAGGAGAGGGGATTGAAATTGCTGGTGTAGAAGATGACATATTTTATTTCAATTCGAGGCCGATGGATCACTCAAGCACAGAAGTTATGACATTGGTTGTCAATGGAAGGAAACGATTGACTGTAGCGTTTACTTCGGACAGACTAAGAACGTATTTTGGATACAAACCTAAAGGCACTGCTACTATTTCTACAGCATTGTTTTCGAGGGGAAATGTCTCATTAACTATTCTTAATGCGTCAGAAATAGTTCCTAAAACGCCGGTAGAAACTCAACCAGGGGTTGGTGAGCTATATGAATATTCTCTTACTGGAGATCGGGAGGACGCGTTAGCAGGAAAAGATATTTCTTTGTGTACGGTTGGAAACGGAGACGTGCTCTATTACAATTCAACAGTACCAGCTTTATCTAGCGATAGGTTAATTGCGGTCAATGTATTTGTTAATAACGTATGGAGATCAACTATTATAGCAAAATCGAATAGACTAGGTTCGGCATTTGGATATAAATTAGACCAAACCGATGCTCCATTGACGTCGATGGTGCACGGAACATTTATTATAGATAGTCCATATTCAGGTTCATACTCAAACGTAAATTTAACAGTTGCTAATTGGACTCCACCAACAACGACACCATTCGCTCTTTTTTCAAACAACTTAACTGGGCCAACCGAAGAAACTGACACTTTACTAAAAAGTGTTAGCTCCTATGGATTTCCAGATACAATATATTTTGAGAACAGGACGGGTAGCACAGCAGTTACTTTATTGTCTACTATGTCTGTTGCAGTAAATGGGAATGATAGATTATCTGTCCAGTTTTCGCCGGATCGTGCAGGGTTGGGTTTTCAATATAAAATGCAGGGTTATAACGATGTATTAACAGGAAAATTTGGAGCCGGTAAAGTTCATCTAACATCTGGAACACATCCGTTAGCGCTTGCTGTTCCATACAATCCGTTCACAAACAAATTAAGTGTTGGTGTCAACGATACGTCTAATGGGTTGATTTTTAGTGGTCCTGCAGGTGTTTTTACTGGGTATGTAGCTGGCTTTTGTTTTTATAATAATAATCCTGCTCCTTCCACCGGCGGAGTGCCATCTACAGCAACACTATTTATGTCTGGTGATCCAATAAATTCTATAGGAAGTATACTGTTTAATGATGGATTGTTGGGTAAAGATTTTGGAGTTAGCTTTACTGGCAATCCAGATGCTCCACAAATGTTCGGAAAGTTTGCTGCTGGAAATGTTGAGCTCTCTCTTATTCTTACTGGAAATCAAACAGATACTTCTGATAACGATATTGGTATGATGAATTACACTAATTCAGCAAGATTATTTTATAAAAAAAGACCTAACACTACAGCACCGGTAGGTGTAACTTCACAATTATATGTAAATTCAAAGTATGTGGCTACAATAACCTACTACGAAGATTATGTTGGACAACAATTTGGGTTTAGTCCATATAACACATCCGTTCCACTCTACAACAAAACGTTTACAAGCGGTAAAATATTTCTACCGTAAAATATTCACGTCTGCTTGAAGTAATCGTGCATAAGTTTACATAAACTTGCTGCGCAGAAAACGTTGGTGTTTTTGAAGTTAAACGGATAAATAAAAGCGTGGCTTTAAGAATATCAAATCTAGAACAAATTGCTGAAAAATACAGCAAAAAGCAGTATGTCTTTAAAGACTTACATTTAGATTTTGGTTCAGCTTCGAACTTTAACAGGTTTGAAGAAAAAACGCTGAATGGAAATGACGTACAGGTAGATTATGATCTTGCTGCGATCTTTAATTCATTGCGAAATATATTCAACACAAAGCCGGGACAAAGGTTTTTATTTCCGTTATACGGGTTAGATTTAACCCAATTTCTCTTTGAACCAATAACCATGGAAAATGGAAGATCCATAGGCGAACGTATTGGAAGATCCATAGATCAATTTGAAAAGAGAGTTGAGTTGTTAGAATGTAATGTTACTCCGAATGAAGAAGATAACACGTATGAAATAACAATTAATATAAAAGTGCCTATATATGATACTGTAGCAACAATGAGTGCTCTGTTGGATAAAAAAGCTCAAAAAATGACAGTATTACAAACTAGTAGAAACAGATAATGCAAAACGAAAATTACCCTTCATTTCCAATCGCTCCAAATACATATGCTGCATTTGACGCAATATCGTTAAGAAATTTAATAATAGAAAGACTTAATGCTCAAGGCACTTTTACTGATCAAAATTATATTGGATCTAATTTGGCGTCAATAATAGATATTGTCGCATATGCATTCAATACTCTTTTGTTTTATCTTAATAGAACAAGCTCAGAAGCAACGTTTACTGAGGCACAAGTATATGAAAATATTAATAGAATAGTAAAATTACTTGACTATAAACCTGTAGGATACCAAACATCCACTCTCGCCTTTCAAGTATCTGCTGATAATAGAAATAATACTTTTGAAGTAGCAAATCAATATTATACTATTCCACGATACTCCTATCTAATTGTATCCGGGGTTCCGTTTTCGTTCAATGAAGATATTACGTTCACTGTGAACGAAAGTAATAGAATAGTAGAATTAATGCAGGTATCAAACAGAAAATTGCTGTTTCAAGGATCGTTTCGAGAAAGCCCTATACATAATGCAGCTGGGAATCCAAATGAAATAGTAACAATTAATGTAGTAAATTCGCTAATAGATCATTTTAACATACATGTGTATGTATATGAACAAGATCAATCAAAATGGGTGCAATACAACGAATCTCATAGCATGTATATGGAGCAGCCAAATTCAAAATCTTTCGAAAAAAGATTAAATTCGAACTTACAGTATGAAATACTGTTTGGGGACGATGTCAATGGTCGAAAATTACAACAAGGAGAAAAAGTTGTAGTGTATTTCTTGCAAAGCTCTGGAGAAAAGGGAGTAGTAGGACCAGGAAGTTTAAGCGGACCAGCGAACACAACAAAATATATTGTACTTAACACAGCTTTGTTGAGTCAGATAATGAATGACGTTAAGCAAGATCAAACTTCTGTTTATTTGCAAACCAGAGAATTCAGAAGTTTGAATTTCTCTAATGCTGCTGGCTCTACTATGCCAAAGGATATAGAGTCTGCTGACGAAATCAGAAAACATGCACCTGCAGCATTTAGAAGTCAATATAGATTACTAACTCAGCAAGATTTTGAAGTCTTTATACGGACTAATTTTTCGAATTTTATATCTGATGTGAAGGTGTTTAATAATTGGGAATATACTTCAGACTATTTGAGATATTTTCAAAACTTAAATTTAGATCCGGTAGCATTCCAACAAATTGCATTAAACCAAATCATCTATGCGGACGCTTGTAATTTTAATAACATATACATTTGTGCTATACCTGGAATTGGGTTTGCTGCGAGCTTGAAGTATTTATTGCCTGCACAAAAAGAGGCGATAATTTCTGGAATTCAACCACTAAAGCCTTTAACATCTGAAATAACATTTATTGATCCAATTTACCTGTCCGTTAGATTTGGAACGGAAAATTCAACAGGCGACACGGTAGTAGAAGACCGATACTTTACAAAGCTGGAGATAACAAAAACCAGAAGAACAGGTAAGAGTGACCAGAGTATTATCAATGAAGTAGCATCAATATTCCAACAGTATTTTATGCCACAACAGCAAAAAATAGGCGGCCAATTTGACTATAGCTCTCTTGTAGCCAAAATATTGGCAGTTGAAGGTGTAGATAGTATTGCTACTGTTAATATATATACTTTGCAGTCCGTTCCAGGCTTACGAATGTTATTATGGAATTCAACTTATCCTGATTTAGATAAACGAATAATAAATCACAACATAACACTCGAACCTTTTCAATTTCTCTTTTATGAAGATCTAAATAAAATCCCCGAATACATCTTCGTCAAGCAGACGGCATATAATGATTCTAGTCAATAAAACGTCATGGAAACTCTCAAATTTTCTGTATCGCCATTATTAAAAAAAGAAGGAGCGTATAAAGGAAATGTGTATGCTACTCAGTTTGAGTTTAAGCAACAAAATTTCTTTGAATATACTGAAACTGCGTGGGAATTTGGTGATGGAAATACTGCGTACAACAGCACTACAGCAGCACACATATATAATTATCCAGGCATATATCAAGTAAGTTTATCAGCATGGTCAAATAACGGTTATTTACAGACAGCAAAAGAACAAATTGATGTTGATTATATTATAAGAGATTCGATGGTTGCAACTAAAATTCCGGCTGATAAAAGTGTAGTTGGGGCTAAGACAAAAGAATGTTTCACTATAGCATTAACTTCAACAAGAATACAAGAGCCAATAGTAGTAGCTTTGCACTCGTTAGGTTCTGCCTCTATTCCGTACTCTGCTGCTCCTCAGAAGTGGAATTTTTTAACACAGAGGTGGAGATTTGTTGATGCAACAACAAATGAAGTCATTTCAGGAAATCTCATTGAAGTAAACACAGCTCCAATATACAGCAATTCAAATCAAATTGCAGTATCTGGAGAATTTTCATTTTATTATATCGATGATTCTCCTACACAATTTGATAGTGGAGTGGGATGTCCTGCTATGTTGATTGTCACGCTGAGTGCTCAAAATTTTTTATATCCACCAGAAACATTAAGATACCCGTATTACAGTTACAGCAACACAGAATCTGTGCAAGTAGCAATTCCTAGATTTATAATGGATTTAGTTCCTACTGAATTAAAAATTACAGAAAATTATCTGAGTAATGTGTATCCTATAAAATGGACGACTGTTCCTGTCCCCGTAATGGTGACATGCGTGTTTAATCCTTTAACGTTGCCTTCATTTGCATCGTCGACTGACGTGCTATCCTCAAGTGATATGTTTAGTTATCCTAAAACTAATATTCACGGAAACGTTAATCCAGTAACGCTGAGTTTATCTGGAGTAGATCCTAGCCTTTATGTAGTAGATGAAGCGCCTAATATATTCTTTAATGCAACAGACGATGACGGAGGACTTATAAGAGGGTATATATTCACCACAATAACTCCCCTAAGTCCAATCTCAGCAACATGTGTTGTAGCTTCTACTACTGCTGTGAATTTGTTGCCGGATACTGCAAATCCTAAACGTTTTCAGTTCCCTGTTGGATATAACATTCCAACAGAAGTATACGTCTCACATCCGTTTGAGTGTAACTTGAATAAAATAAACATTGTTCCATATAGTTCTAATTGTCAAACAGTAGATTATTTTATGGCAAAAAAGGCATTGCGGACCGGGTTTATACAAACGATATCAATTCCCCAATTGTCGTCAAATACTGTCGATAATCTACAATTATCAGGAACAGCAGGGGTTTATGGTATGTCTTACAATCCAAATACGGAAACACTGTATGCTGCAGATTCCGATCAAAATACCATATTGAAAATTGATAAAAATGGAAAAATTATAACATCAGTTCAGGTATCAGCAACTACTTTAGATTCATATAATACCCCGTCATGTGTTTCAGTAGCTGAAAATGGGGATGTGTGGGTTTCTTTATATGATAGTCATCAATTATTAAAATATACGGCTGATTTATCAGCTGTAGCTTGTGTTGCAATGCCTTTTAATTCAACTCAACTACTAACTGCGGTTGATGAGTTTGATAGTCCGTTGATCGCTCCACCAATCGTAGAAACCACAAATAACGGAGAGGTGTGGGCATGTTATGCAAATCCTCTATCTAGCTTATTAGTTAAGTATAACTCATCTGGAAATTTATTGCTTAGTTGCACTGAATTGGAGTCAACAAGTGAACCTTCTTGCTTGGCCATAGATAAAGATTATAATGTTTGGGTTGCATGTAAAAACACAAACCAAGTTCAACAATATGATTCGAACGGCAATAAAAAACAATCTTTTAGCTTCTTGAGACCTAGCTTTATATCGATAGATAATGACAATGATGTGTGGGTTGCACATGGATATAATCTATTGAGTTACCTCAACACAGCAACTCTTCAGGTTAATACTTGGAGAGTAACGTTCTTTCCAAAGCTTGAAATAACACTAGCGTTTACAAGGCCATACGTATATGATGAGTATCCCGAAGAGGACTTGCGGAATATTTTATCTAATGATGAAATATGGGGAGGATTAACAGTTGACGTGTTTAATCGAGTTTGGGTTATAGATTCTGTCAACAATAATATAGGAATGTTTAATAAGTCAACCATAACCAATTTTAAAGTAATGAAAGCTTATCCAACAGCTTCGACTAACTATATTGTTGAAACTGGGTTAGATTACGTAACTCACGTTAACGTTTCATCTGAATTGCCTCAAGTTCCTGTTCGTTCCATACAAGCATCTGGAGACTGGTCGGGTAATCGATGGTTGCAAAAATATGCAAATAAATACATAACTACATCTATAAAGGGTGCTTCAACACCGTTTGAGGTACTCCCGTTAGTTAACAACGAACAAATATTAACAATGGATATATATGTTAGGGACAGTAAACGAGCTAGCGTAAATTTTACTGGAGATCGAGTGGGCTCTATGTTTGGATATAGAGTATTTGATGTTAATATCGGCGATGCTGAAGCATATGATGTGTTTCAAATTGGCAGAGTTGATTTAAACATAAAGGAGCACACGTCTCAATTAGATCAATTTGAATATGTAATAACAGGAAAGTCGAAAAGCACAGATGAGAACGTTTCATTGAGTACCGTAACTTACGACGAGTTTTTATTTACTAATAGAAGAAAACAACAATTTAAGCTTACTAAGACAAATGGAAATTTCGATTTTGCTGAATACTTTAACAGACTGGCTTTACCTCAAACTCTTATTGAAAGTCCGTTGCTGATTAGCGAGTTCATAACAGGACTGTTTGGAAATGGTGAAGGAATGACTGAAGACGCAAGTCGGACAATATACGAAAAGACAGCAAATTTTGTTGCGAACCATTCGGATATAGAAACAGCTGAAATCGATAAATTAATATCTCTAGCGGAAGCTCTATCAATAGATTCTAAAACATTTGGAAGCAACTTTCCAACAGAAGTAATAAAGTATTTGAATGTTTTCTCCACACCAATTCACAATTTAAGAGGAGTTCCTGTATATCAAACTATAGTAGCTGAAAATTTAGGAGCATATTTAAATATAACTGATACAATAAGTGCTGGAGAATATATTCTAGCAAAGGATAAAGCATATGATGAATACAAGTTGATTTTTGTAAATGCATTAACTGATGGTACTCTAATATATCCTCTATCGTCACTTAACGCAGACTCTCTTAGAAAGTATCCAAGCGAACAGTATTACACACAATATCACTTTTTTAAGTATAACACAGAAAACATTATAGGCTTTCAAAATAACACGATTGAGTGGGATGCTAATTTAACTGCCATTTCTCGTACGTTATCAGGATATGAAGATTGGTATAAAGAAGATGGTGTTGCTGAAATATATTTCAATAATACATTAACGAGAGGGCTCTTCTCATAACAATTAGAGACAAATTTTCACATTTGGATTACGGTAATTTAAGTACTAAACTCGAGGGATTAATGATAAATAACAATGACTGTGATTAATCCATTTGAAACAACACTCAATTCTCGTGCACTTACTAAAAAGAAACCATCTTTTAATGGAGATAGTGACGCACCACTTCCATTTATTGAGTGGAGAAGGCAGACTCTTGTAGCAACCGAACAAGAAGCAAGTAATTTATATAACCAATATCTATCCGAGTGGTTTCAAGCATCTAAAAATAACTCAGTAACTATAGATCAAAAGTTTTTGTTGAGACAGAAGTATTTGTATCTCTTAGCTCAACTTAAATTATTTTTTACTAACGAAGAGAAGCAAAGTTGGTATTCGAAAATTAATCTTGCTGACGAAAAAGAATTATTGTTATCAATCCCTTTTTTTGCAAAAAAACTTAAATCGATTGCTCTGTATTATCAAAATTTACGAAAAAAACTCAAAAACGCTAAAATTAAATACAATTTAGCTGGATCATCTGGAGGAATAGAGAAGGAAATACAGCAATATTTATTAGAATTGTTTGCTTCTATGGAGGAAGATGTTGATCCGGCTCTCAGAAGAGCTCTGCCTTCATATGATGCAGTTAAAGATTCATTAAAAGTCGAAATAGAAGAATTATATGACGGAACTACTTATTTTGATCGCTCAACTACAATGCCAGTATCTGCGTACGTTGACTTGTTTCATGAATCTACTGCGAAATTATTTCAAACAAAAGGACTAACACTATCATCTGACGAGTGGGTATTTAACACATTTTCGGTTCCTGTTACCTCAAATTTAACTACATATGTTAATCAAATCACTGGATTGATTTTCGAACAAACTGATCCAGCTCTTTATTACGGATTTGTAAGTAAATATTTAACAGGAAACAGAATCGTAACCAACTTTGCAGTTCCTTCAGCTGAAGTGGTTTTCAAAGACATTTCAATAACTAAAGGAGATAATTATTTTTATTATCCGTATGGCTCCGTAAACGAGGTCACTGACACTTCGATGATGGTTCCTGTAGCTTTAAGCTCGCTTAATTTAGTTGGAACCGCTGGAGATGCATTATCCACTGCTGATATTATTCACGTAAGATACGGAGATGTAATTAAATCAGCATGGTTACACGAGAGAATATATGATGCTACAGACTCTCATGTTGCAGCAAAAATTAACGGAAAGACAAGCACTAAGTTTATGTTTCCATATCCTGGAGTTGGTATGTCAGCAGAAGATATTCCGTGGACGGGAAAAAGTCTTTCTTCTACTTCCGAGTTTAAATACCTAACAAGAGAATACAAAAATGCTGTAACCTCAGCATACTGGCTAGATCCTCTTTCAGGAGATTCTTGTATTCCAATTCCAATTAATAATTCAACCTTAACAGATTGTGGAGCTTTTCCGAGTGTGTATTCAGACAAAGCGGATACAATATATTTGAGAGAAAGTAATGGGGCGGACCAAGCAGCACCATTCACAAGCTTGAGTTCCTGTTGGCTATATCGCTTCGAACGGACATCTATTCCGATTCACGTATCATTAACTGATCCTATTTTGTGGCCATATCAATACGTAAGCGCTACAGAAGACTTATTTCCACCACATCTAAAGACGTTTAATTATGATAAAAGATGTGCTACGACAGTATTAAACGATATAAACAAGTCTAATTTAGTTGCTGGTTCAGCAATCGATCTTGGTGAGAAGGTATATAAGTTGGGTCGATACACTGACAACAAAACCACAGCAATGGAATGTGCGTGGCTTTCTGGTTCGTCAAACGAATCAGAAACTCATAAGTGGATCTCACAGGATGGGTTTACTGGATTATTTGAGCCTGGTCAAGCTACTAGATTTTTATGGACCGGTGTAAATAAAACTCCTCTCAGTGGTGTATTCAAGACGTTAAGTCACTCAGAAGAGTGTCCGTTTACTACTAGTAAAGACCCTGAGCATTTGGGCGGAAACCAATGTACATGTAAACAAGTATATTATACGCCAAGAGGGCATCCTGGCGAAATATTCAGTGAACACAACTCACAAGCAGACTTTATCGTAAAAGAAATAATCGTAGAAGATTCTGATAATACTCGATTTTCATCCGGCATTGAACCGTTTACTGGTAGTACATGGGTAGACGAAAACGGATTAACCATAACTGAAACTAATAAATTTGCGTGGTATAAAACAGACAGCGTAATTGGAGGATATGGAGATGGAAAGTGGGTTGGAAATCAAGGTAGAACACCACTTGTTTTAGAGACAGGATCTTCTTATTTTTACGTGAGAGCGGCCTCTCGGACATCAGCTCTTTCTGCTGAAGATCCGTGTTTGGTTGTAAATTACGATCATTCGTTACCTAAGAAAAATACAAAGTGGATACAAGCCAAATTAGATATCGAAGGAAATTGGATATCAACAGATGTTGAATCAACCATTTCTATTGATGCTGGAGATTTTGTTATTTGGGAACATCCAGAAGTCACTACAAACTATTTATTGTCTACCGTTGAGGTGGAAAATGTGTCTGAAAATACTGGTAACATATGGGCTTCTCTTGACGTCCTTGCATATAATACTCCTCTTAGTACCGCAATAATTACTTGGCCAGTGGAGGTATATGGGAGTGAACCAGAAGAGACGAAATCCCTTCAATATCCAAAATATTCATTTGTGGATGTCCTTTCAGTAACATATTGGAAATTTAAAAATACTACAACAAATAAAACTTATACGTTTAGTGCTACTGATATTATGACGTTTGCTCCGCCCACTACAGGAGTATATGACATTTCAGTAAGAGCAATGATTGCTCTTAGTGGCGGAGAGAGTGGGTTAGTGGTCAATATTCCAGGTGATGGTGGCACAACAATACCTCCGCTAACTGTAATTCCTCAGTTTGAGTCTACTAAGGAATTAGTTCCAGTAACGCAACCGGTTCCTGGTGCATTGTTAGAAATACCACTAAGCGGATGGAACTATGAAACAAATAAGTATGACGGAAAATCGTTAGGTGCTGCTCCATACTGGGCTGAAAAACATGTAAGTAAATCTCCATCAACAAACTTTGGTGGATTATTTGATTGGGGATACTCTACAGAATTTATTGAAAGATATCTTCCGAACGCTACACCTCATATATCTAATTTAACAATAAACTACGGACATGTACTAGAATACAAGTCCTTAAGTTCATCATTTGTGTGGAATCAACCAATTGAATTTCAAACATTTGTAGGAGTTCCACTCTGGTGTAAAATCCAAAGAAATGAAAATAGTTACTCACCTTTGTCTGCTACGTACGATATTCTTCAATATAGAGATACTCACGCCAAGCCTACATTGAGTGCTAGTGATATTTTATTGAGTAACTATATAGATGGCAGTCCACTTGAGGTGTTTTATCAAGCAGCAAACTCTTTTACGTGGACCGTGAAAGTTGATACATTATCAAGTGGGACTGTGAGCAAATATAGTTACACAGCAATAGGGACTGATCAATCTCATAACGTATTATCTAATAGAAATTATCCAACAATTGCTGTTATACCAATTGCGGAAGATGTTTACAGTAAAAAAGACGTTGGTGGATTTTTTGTGCCAAATAATTTAGGAGCTTCTAATTACGTAAACAGAAATTATACAGTAAAATTATCAACTGACATAAAAGACGGCTCTGAATTCTTTGCTAGCGAATTAAACCCAGCAGGAGGAAGAGGATTGACAAAACAACAACAACAAGTACCATATTATTGGGAAGATGACAATCAATGGCTAAAAGCTCCTTTTAATTCAGGAGTTTTTGCTGGGTCAGTAAGAAAATCCTTAACTAAGGATCTCCAAACATTTGTTCCGTATCAAGAATCTTTAGGATTATCCGTAAATGGATTAGTTACTCCTGAAAGTAGAACTTCTCCGTGGGGAGGAGTTGAAGGCACAGAATGGACAGATACACAAAATTTCCCAAAAACATTCGCTGGTGTTCCTAATGTGCCAGCATGGACAAAAACACAAATTTTAAAGTATACCCAACAGGAAGTAGATTGTTGGACTTCCGACATTTACAGTAATCAGTATGGGTTGTATAAGTCCTTATCAGCATCTGTCGTAACAGACAGATCCGAGACCACTGGAGAATTATGGGTAAAAACTAAAGAGGGAAATGTTATTACAGGCACCGCAGCACTATCATCGATCTACGAACCGTTTAAAGTCATTAATAGCACCGTTTATAGTCAATTGACTGGAAGTGGAATTTGTGTAGTTGATTGCTTTGGAGATGTTGTATTTATACAAACTACTAATGCAGTAATTTTTGCTAAAATATTATTCGATCCTGAAACTCTGTTAATAAATACTACTCTTGATGATACAAGATTTATTATAACTTCTCTTAACATCGAAAGTGATGAAAGATTAGATGGATATCAAAAATTAGGACAAACTTGGTACTCCCCAAAGAACAAAACAGTTGATATTGCTGTAGTTTCAATATACCAAAACCAGCTGTTTCCAGAAATTCATAAAGTTCACTTGTCTCCAATGTCTCTTGACAAGGCGTTCCCTTCAACTGAAGATCAAACAACAACTTTAACACAAGAGTTGAGTAGCATTTCTGCTAAAAGTGTAGAGTCTGCCTTGTTAACTTATAATGAACCATTGCGTAAGTATGCAATGACCATAAGTGGAACTACTACAAACGAAAAGCCGTTCGTAGTTAATCTCATACTACAACATGAAAATAGTTAAAATTGAAATATTTCAAGAGCAAGTTCTACCAGAACCACCTATAGTCGTTTCTCCGTTTAATGTTATTCCTATAACCACAGGCGAACAATTCAGCATCTTCGTTCAAACAATTCCCTTTCCTGTAAACTTTAGATTGTTAAATTTCCTAAACGAGACTGGTAACAAAGGAAGTGTATGGTCCACATATGATTATGTATCGATCGGTTCTTCTCTTCCGTCTACTACGTTTACTTGGCCTACAACGATTAGTTCAATTTCATCACAAAATCCGGTTGCTACATCATCTCAAATTCTATCAGTAGCATGTTGGGAAATTACTAACACTTCTACTAATAAAGCGTACGTCTATTATAATGTAGATGAACTAACATTTACTCCAACTACTACAGGAATCTATACTGTTTCAGTTAGCGGAATTGATGAAAATAGAGATTTAATAACATTTAATCAAATCCCTTCCATTACAGCCGTTCAATTAAGCGACATATCAATAGCACAGAGCATAGGAGAGTTTAATGGCGTATTTAACGAAGAAGGATTGTATCAAGTTGCATACGAAGTATACAATGAGTCAGGAGAAAACAGATATTGTTTGACGTTATCAGCAATTCACCCTCCACCATCTCCAACTCCGTCGGTAACGCCAACATCTACTGTAACTCCAACGCCAACGGTGACTCCGTCGCTTATCCCTTCATCAACTCCAACTCCAACTCCAACTCTAACGGTGACTCCTGGATTGTCTCCAACGCCAACATCAACACCAACACCAACGTTAACCCCGACAGTAACTCCAACATTAACTCCGACTCCGACACAAACTCCTCCACCGACAATATGGGTGGTTCCTAACGCAACACCTCGGTGGATTTGTGAGACTCCTGTATGTGATCCTGTTGTGGATGGAGACATTATCATAAAGACTACTCCGAGACTAGAACCCCCTTGCCCCGAACCTGAACCTGATTGTCCTTGTGATAATTAACAACAAAGAGAATATGATTATATTAAATTAATATTATGGTTAAAGGAACAAAAATAACCGAATTGATTTCTGTAGCAACTATGAATTCCACAATGGATGAATTGTTGGCAGGAAGCGACGGAAAAACTGTACTGGTTCCTATTAGTGCAATAGAAAGTGGAATAGCAAAAGTATTACAACTTGAAACTGAGCTTAAAAGCTTGTCTGCAGATATCATTCATCCAGTTAACTCTTCTACGGTTAATATGTATATAGATTCTGCTGTGCGGGATCTATCTGCCGATTTTACTATTGTAGTAGATGAGTCTGTATTATTTCCTCAACTTCCTTTAATTTTTACGGAAAGTCTTACTGCAACAAACGGGATGCATAATAGAATGATTGTGCTTAGTTCCGACGATGACGTAACAGTAACTCTAATGCCGAATCTGTCATCTGGTTTAACGGTAAATTTTCTTCGATATGGATTTGGAGAGGTTAAATTCGTTTCAGGAGCTGGTGCTAAAGTATACACATATCCTGACAGCTCATATAACTTAATATCACACCAAAACGCATGCGTCACAGCAATAAAAGGAACTGCTGACAAATGGAATCTGAAAGGTAGTTTGGGATCTCTAAAAGGCGGAAAATTTATTATCGAGCACAATCCGTAATACTGCTACTCTTTTCTGACAGCATCCGCTTCTTTTACTATGTCTGTCAACGCAGCAATATAAGGAATCAAATCTACTGCAGTATCATGTTTATATCCTCCCGCAAAGCGAGAATATTTTTGATCTATGAATGATGCAAGAGCGACTGCTTTAACCGCATTTTCAGACAATTCTTTATCGGTATATTTTTTAATAATAGCCTTTGTGAGATGCCAACATCCATCTTGACCCCAGGTGTCCGCATACTGTGAACCCCGTTCGTGCATGGTCTTTGCTGCTTCTTTTAGAGTGGTTGATGCTCTTTCAATAAATTCATTCATACACAAATATTATACGAACAAACAGAACCTTATCAACTACTAAAACTATATTAATATTTTATGCAATACAATAAAGCAACGTTTCTAGGTCGAGCAGATCCTGTGCCGAATCCGCCAGTATGAAGCTCTATGGCTGATCCTGATGTTACGGTAGTATTTTGGTAACTATTCAAGAGATTTGGCCAAGTGTCTCTCGCATTTACTACGTGATCAACTCCTATATCTTCACATGAATCATTCAAGTCCAGCCAGTTAGTTGATAAGTTTCCGCCAGATTTATCTACTCTGTTAATTGGAGTACAAACCGTAACAGAACTTCTATTAGGATCTACAATCACAGCAGTGCCTTTCTGCTTACTTCCAAAGGGTCTTCCCTTATCTACTTCTCTACCATCATCCCAACCCCGAACAAATTCGCCTCTCAAATCAGGAAGTTTACCTAGCGAGCCAAAGCTTGAACCTACTGCAGCATATAGTAACTCAAAATTTGCTTTTATACCTTGAATAGTATCTTCTCCATTCGGAACAATATCACCATTACAAACTAGCCATCCGGCCGGAGCAGTTCGTCTAGCAAAAGACATTACAGCACCGACTGGAATTACATTGTTTATTGTTGTTTGAGCACTGATGGTAATATCGTCGGTTCCGTTATTAACAATAATTCCAGCTCCAGCTTTTATTTTTTTAAACTCCAATATACCGTTTGTGTTTCCCTTCAGTACTTTTCCAACACCTGTTCCGATGTTTGAATTTACTGCATTTATCAGTGCGTTTCTCGAATCGAACGTAATTGAATTTATATCGCTCGTTACATTAATAGCTGAGCCTATCGAACTGAGACTTTTAAATTGCAAGGTTCCAAGTGAAGATTTACCTGAGTAAAGCCCGAATGTTTGACTATTTCCCAAATTTTCAACATTTATTGTTTTGTATATTACTTCATCTTTTACGGTGATGCTTAATGTTCCGTTGTCATCATTTAACTCGATGCCGTTTCCTGCACTAAGGGTTTTAAAGTGTAGCTCGAATCCACTTTGTCCAGAGAATACTGTAGTTCCGGTTCCGACATTTATTCCGTTAAACCCAGCCATTGCTGGAATAAATGTATCAATTTTAATTCCGTCTGCTGTCTCGGTGAGCTCTACGTATTTTCCTGCAGAGAGTGTTTTAAAATGTAATGTGTTGTCAGTTAAATTTGAAAAAACTTTTTTGCCAAATCCTATATTTTCCCCAGACAATAAATTAACAACGCTTATGTGTATATTATTTAAACGATCTTCAATTATAACGTTTGGACTAGCTGCTGACAGCGTTTTAAATATTAAGTTGTCATTAATTTTTTCTTTGTAAATAAAAGCTCCTTCAGGATGTGCTCTAACTGCTGAGACTGAATCTGTTGCTGAAATGACTATGTCAGCGTTGCTCATACCCACAGTAATGTTCTTCCCACTTTTAATTGTTCTAAACTCGAGTGGGTGAGTACTATTGTCGAGAACAACTCCAGTCCCTGTACCTATATTTTTTCCAGAAACTGTAGACGTTATAGTAACAAAATCATCAGCAGTCAATAAACTAATTCCAGTGCCTGCAACAAGAGTTTTAAAAGGTAAGATCGTTCCTTGTTTTTCTTTAGCTAATCCCACTCCGCTTCCGACATTGGAAGTTGAATTTGCTTCTCCAAGAGCAAGTCCGCTTGAATCAAGTCCTGTTATTTTTATAACATCACCAACTGCACTAACAGATATATTTGTGCTTCCAGAAACAATTTTTCTGAATTCTAAACCTCTGTTAGCTTTTTGTTTAAAAATGTCTGCACCATAAGCAACACCAACATTTGAAGCAGAAATTAATTCCTGTCCGGAATACGGATTGCCTGCAGATAGTGTCACTGTTCCTATTCCTGTGCTGGGATCGATCGTAAGATAATCTCCCACGACTTTAATTTTACTAACACCAAACGCGCTAAATTCTGCTACGTTTGTTTGCAATTGCTGTAACGCAACGTTTACTGAATTTACTTCAGATGTTAACGTAACAAAGTTGCTGTTGATTGATGACAGAGAATTTCCAACACACTCATTTTTGTCGATTAAAAGAACATTAGCAAGAGACATATAAGCTATTTATAATAAAAGAACGTTTTTTGGTGTTTATCCTTTGTTGAATTCAATGACAGCTGAACCGAAATCAGGATTAAACAAATATTCCCAGCGACAAAAATTATTTGGATTCGTTCCCCAGCACATTAATGTTTTATCTGATAAGGCAAACCCAATATTGTCGCCTTGCATCGATCCAATTCCAAAATAACCAACCAACGTCCATTGTTTAGTGGAATTGTTTCGTCTAACCAACCATCGTTCATTCGAACCCATTACAGCAAATGAATATGACCTCCCATCAAATAACCACACATCAACGAATGTTGTTTGCTCTGTTGCAATAATAAATGGTTTGAGGTAGCCTATTTCCTCAACATCAAACCCAACTTTGATCGAGTTAGCTACTGAGTTTGTGTTGGTTATGGCTTCATTCGGATTGAAGAACTTGCTGTTAAATGAGCACGAATTAAAGCAATTTCCTTTTGTTATAGTCTTAACGGTCGGAGTTAAGTTTTTATAACCGTGTTCTATTATTGCTTCTGTGATGACATTAGTTAACTCTTCTTTTGTAAAATTTGCTTGTACCTGTGAGATTTTAAAATTAGCGAGATCTTTAATGTTGTTCGGGCTTTCAAATTTTCCTTCATCTGTTTTAATTGAGGATAGAAATTTCCAACTCAACTCACTGTTTGTATTATCCTCTGAGTTAATAAAAAATATTGTTCCAGCTACATTGGTTTGATTGACTGAATTCAACGCGCAAACATCTTCATAATAACGTACGGTTGGCTGATTTGGAGTTTCAGAGAAAAAGTAACTTGATTCCAAATCGTTACAGAAAACCAAATTAACAAAACGAGAATAGTTGTCGTTACTGTATCCAACAGCATTGAATACTCTATCGAGAGTAAATGGAAGTATTTGTACTTTATTCTTTAATACGTCTAAATTGCCTCCAAATAGTGGAAGCAACGCACTAATCAAAGGGTTTGCGTCATCATCATTTAATATAGTAGAAATTTGTTGAGCTTCAGGAAGTTTTGAATCGAGCCAAATATTAATTTTAGGACTTTCCCAAGGAATAATGGGTTGGGCGTTAGATAACCGTAATCGAGGATTGTCTGATTTAATTTTAGATGCAAATTGCTTTGAAAGAGGTTCACTAATACTGTAAGTGGCTTTATTTGGATTCATAATATTTGTAGTAGTTGACACTGATATTAAGTATGTAATATTTGGATCAAGTGTTGTAAATGCACACACCTTATCATTTGGTGAATATGTGTCAAAGGTTTTGGAATCCAAACTAACTTTTTGTGCCTTTTTAATTGATGGGTAATCGGATAGGTTAATAGAGGAATTAAACGGAAACTTAATAATGTGCCACGCTTCGGTTATATCACTACAGTCTAACGTTAATATGTCTGGTACAAAACCGTTTAATATACCATCAGTCTCTATTGTAAATTGCCTAACTGACCGAATGCAATATCCTCTACCCGGCTTAAGAGAAGTTACTGATTGTGATTCGGTTGACGCTCCATTAATATAAAAATCAATATTCGAGTTTGATTCTTCGTTTGGAGAAAACGCTGAAATAATATCAGGAAAATTACTTAGGTGTCGTTCTGATGTTCCGTCAAATTGGAGTAAAGTAAATCTTGGGCTATTTTTTTCTCCGTTAATGTTAAAAGTTTTCATTCTTAATTTATAATACTTATATTATTTTGCTTGCTGTTTCGACCTGAATAACGCTACAGCCGATACGTCTTTCCAATTTTGATCGTCGTTCCAAATCACAGAGTCATTCCATTTAACTTCCGCAGCAAAAATTGTTGTAGCCGTAGGAGTTGGAGTAATAGTTGGAGTTGGGTCCGGAGTGCATGTCGGAGTCGGAGTAAAGGGGAGTGTTGATGTGGGGGTTGGTGTGACGGATGGTGAGGTCGTCGGAGTAGGAAAAACCGTAGGAGTTGGAGGATTTGGGATTATTATAGCTTTAGGATCATAAATTAACTGACGAGAACTTGGTGAAATTCCTAAGACAGTCGAACCTGTAGTGAAATAATAAAACGTAAAGATATCTGTATCAACTACAGATAGTTGAACATTAGATGACACGAAAAGTTTGCTAGAAGAAGCACTAATATTGCTGTTTGGGGCAATCGACCAGTGACAATTGTTAAAATCACACGCATCAAAATTATTTGCAAAAGTAACTCCGTCTATACCGTTAATAGTAAGAGTAAATCGCGAAACTGTAGTTGTGTCTATAATGAAATATGTCTGATCAATTACGCTTGTATTTACTATTGAATTGTTTTTATCAATAAAAATAGTAGTAACCGGAGTTTGAATTGCTGCTGGAGTTGGGGAAGGAGGCGGTAAATAGTTCTCCGTTTTTGTCAAATCAGCCACGCCATCTACAAATCTTCCAGTTAACACATCAGATGTAGTAGTTGTAAACGGTTTATATCCAAACACTGAGCCGATACGATCTTCGGAAAATTCTACAGCTGATCTAAAAAGACCATCTACTGAAACAATCATCGTTTTGAGTAATGCGCTTGTTTGAGCGGCCTCAGCAAAATAAAACGTATCAGAAAAGAAATTCCGCTTAAATGCTATTTTTTGATGAGCAACAAACGTAGTTTCTGGAGTCAAACCATACTTAAACGATTGTGCTAATTGCTGAGTCAATTTTGGAAATGGAGTAGAGGTAGGAGTGGGAGTGGGCGTAGGCGTTGGTGAAGTGCGGGGAACGGGGGCTGTGTAACGTATTCTGCCACCAAACGGATTTAAGTTACCTGCTGAACGATTCATGATCATAATTATCAATTAAACTTATCAAAAAGCGTAAATGAAGCGTTCGTTTAATTTTGAGATGCAATTTTTGAAAATTTTCTTGAGTATATAGTTTTTTATTTGAGTTTGATTAAATAACCTTAATGAAGAATTTTGATACATTATTCGAAAAAGAGTTAGAGCGCTTTCAGCTAGGAGGAATAATTGTAGGGGATCGCATCCGCTTTACAAAAGATTGCCTCAAATTAGATTACATTAAAAGCAGAGCAGCTTCATATCAAGATATTATCAAAGCTTGCTCTGAACCCACATTTGATCTTAACTTGCGAGTTGGTGCAGTAAAAAGCGTATATCCAACAACTTCACACAATTACACCGGAGGAGTAACTGATGCTCCTGACGGTATCTTTTTGGACATTTATATCGAATATGCTCCAGGATTATATAGAAATCCAATGACGGTGCCAATCGACGCAGTAGAAGTCATTGATGATGGAAACAATAGAGGACCAGTGCCAGATAGTCTCGTAAGAAAAAACAGAGTGCACGGACCTGAGGAAATAAAAACCAAACAATCAGACTTTGCTAATATTAATTTGCCTACAAAAAACACCACTCTCCCAAATGCAAATAAGTGGGATGACGGAAAACCAGGCGGAGGAAATTTTTTAAAGGTTTAAGTTTCCTAAAACCATACTACACTAGTATGCATGACCTATGTTCAAAAATAAAATGCAAATAATCGTATATAAAATGGCTGTGGTAATATTCTATTGTATAGGGGATATTGCTTCAAAAATTAATTCTGAGTTTGCATATGAGATTTATCAGAAGTCTATGAAAGCATCTGTTAAATATGACGAGAAAATTGGTTGGTGGTTTTGGAAAGAACCTTTAAATACAAATACGACTTTATGAAAAATCAAACAAGATTAAAAATATTCGATGAACAAGTTTCGCGGAAGCCGAACTTATATCCGTGGACAGAACAGTTTATTGAAGCAATACATGCTGGATTTTGGACAGATAAAGAATTCAACTTTAAGTCTGACGTGCAAAATTTTAAAGTTAGTTTGACTGAACAAGAAAAAGAAATTGTTATAAGAACGCTTTCTGCAATAGGACAAATTGAAGTTGCGGTAAAAAGCTTTTGGGCAAATCTTGGAACTAATCTTCCTCATCCATCTTTATCTGACCTTGGATATGTGATGGCAAATACTGAAGTAATTCACAACAATGCGTACGAGCGCTTATTAACTGTTCTTGGTCTTGAAGATATATTCGAAGAAAACCTCAAGCTAGAGTGGATTCAAGGTCGTGTAAAATATCTTAAAAAATATACTCACAAATTTTACAAAGACTCAAAGAAGCAGTACTTGTATGCCTTAATCCTATTTACTTTATTTGTAGAGAATGTGTCGTTGTTTAGTCAATTCTACGTAGTCAATTGGTTCGCTCGCTTTAAAAACGTTCTCAAAGATACTGACCAGCAAGTCAAGTATACTCGTAACGAAGAAAATTTACATGCGTTGATTGGGATGAAAATAGTCAATACAATTCGAGAAGAATATCCAGAATTGTTTGACGAAGAGCTTGAGGAAAAGATCCGGCAAGAAGCGCAAGAGGCATACAAAGCTGAGGCAAAAATTGTAGATTGGATGGTTAATGGTGTTCAACAGGAAGGACTTACTGCTGAAATTCTTAAAGAATTTATTAAAAATCGTATTAATGAATCATTGGCTCAAATTGGATTTAAATCAGCATTTGAAGTTGACAAAGATGTATTACGGTCGACAATGTGGTTCGATGAAGAATTGCTTGGTAACAACATGTCTGACTTTTTCCACAGCCGGCCTGTAGATTACTCCAAATCAAACCAATCATTTTCTGAAGACGATTTATTTTAAAATATGACAAACAAATATGAATGGCTTAACAAAGACTCGCGAAAATTTCTCGAAAGAGGATATTTGTTAGAAGGAGAAACTGCTGAGCAACGAATTAGAGATATTGCAAATGCTGCAGAAAAATATCTTGATATTAAAGGCTTTGCTGATAAATTCGAGGGGTTCATGGAGAAAGGATTTTTTTCATTATCAAGCCCAATATGGTCAAATTTTGGACGGACTAGAGGCTTGCCTATAAGTTGTTTTGGCTCCTATATTCCTGATACGATGGAGGGAATCATGGAAAAAGTATCAGAAACTGCTATCATGACAAAACACGGAGGCGGCACATCTGCTTATTTTGGAGATGTACGTGGAAGAGGATCAGCAATTTCATGTGGAGGAGAATCTACGGGTTCCGTTCATTTTATGGAGCTGTATAACAAACTAATGAATGTTGTCTCTCAAGGAAATGTTCGCAGAGGTTCGTTTGCTGCATATCTTCCAATAGACCACAAAGACATTGAGGAATTTTTACAAATTCGTTCAGAGGGACATGATATTCAAGAGTTATCATTTGCGGTGACTGTTTCTGATGAATGGATGAAAGATATGGTTGCTGGTGACAAAGACAAGCGAAGAATTTGGTCTAAAGTCATTCAAAAACGCTTCGAAACTGGCTATCCTTATATTATGTTTTCGGATACAGTTAACAACAATGCTCCTCAAGTGTATAAAGATAAAGGATTGAAGATTAATAACTCAAATCTTTGTGTAACAGGAGATACTTTAATCACCATTCTTATTAATAATTCTGAGAAACGTCAGATACAAATCAAGGACTTGATGTTCTATATGAAGAAGTATGAGGACGTCAAAGTAAAAGGATGCGACACTACCGAAAACAAAGTAGAATTTGAAAAAATAGAAGTGTTTGCTCAGACTGGAGAATCTACTGAATTATATGAAATTGAAGACGAGCACGGAAACGTAATTAGATGCACACCAGACCACCAACTATACACAAAGAACCGTGGTTATGTAATGGCAAAGGATCTCAAAGAAGACGACATCTTACAAAGCGAAAAATAACATAATATTAGATAAGTAATTACAGAGCATAGACCATTTATGCTCTGTAATTATGAACTACAAATTAATACATGATGAGCTAATAAATTATTGTAATGGAGTATCCCCGCAAATGAGACTAAAACATAGAAATAAAAACGACGAAAGACTCAATAGTTCTTCTTTGTATGTTGAAATTCATCATATTCTTCCACGGTCTTTAGGAGGCACAGACGAGATTGCAAATTTAGTAGAAGTATTACCTGAAGAACATATATTTATTCACATGCTTCGATATAAATTATACAAAAAAAGAGAAGATGCATTAGCTGTACGTTTTTGTTTAAATGGAATGAAATTTAATAAACAGAAAAAGCATGGGTTATCTTCTCTTATTTTAACAAAAAAACTGCGCATGGGGTATGCATGGATTAGAGCAAATGCTCAAACTGTTAGACAAACAGAGGGCTGGCATACTCCAGACGGAATTAAAAGAATTTCTGAAGCAAGAAAAGGCAAAATACCAGTAAAAGATATAGATACTAATCAGTTTATTGGAGCTGTTTCTAACACTCATCCCAACGTAATTTCAGGTAAGTGGGTGCACCACACCAAAGGTAGACGTATATCCGAAGCTGAAAGACAAAAAAGAAAAAACATCGGAAAGGGTCAGAGCAATAATAATGCCTCAGGACTTTCGGAAGAGTACTTTATCCAAAAGGGTCTAGAAGCATTCAATGAGTTTGGAATAATATTAACATGGAAAGCAATGTTAATATTGTCTCAAAAAAGAGGCTTTCCGTGGATAAAAAGCACAAAAAGTAGGTTTAACGGTAAAAGCATTAGAGGTTATTATTCAATTTTAGAAGAAAAGACAGGAACAAAATTTAATTCTTTTGCTGCTAGATCTTTATCAAAAACCAAGTTAAAATTAAAAGAAATTTATGATTAAAATACGCAAAATTACAAAAACTGAACCTGTATATGACATTACAGTAAAAAAAATTAAGAATTTTTTTGCAAATAAAATATTGGTCCACAACTGTTCTGAAATTTGTCTTTCTAATTCTCAGGATGAGTCGTTTGTTTGCGACCTTTCCTCTTTAAATTTAGAGAAATGGGATGAAATAAAAGACACTGATGCTGTAGAAACTCTAGTATATTTTTTGGATGCTGTAATGACCGAATTTATTAATAAAACAGAAGGCATGCAGTTTATGGAGGCTCCTAGGAAATTTGCTGTCAACCAACGAGCCCTTGGAGTGGGTGTTCTTGGCTGGCATTCGCTGCTCCAATCAAAGATGATTGCGTTTGAGTCATTTGATGCAAAGATGCTCAATGTCAATATTTGGAAGACTATTAGAGAGCGTGCAGATAAAGCTACCGAAGAGTTGGCTTCGCTTTTTGGAGAGCCAGAATTGCTTAAGGGGTATAAAAGAAGGAACTCAACTACTCTTGCTGTGGCTCCCACTACATCTTCCAGTTTTATCTTAGGACAAGTATCTCAATCGATAGAGCCAATGAATAGTAATTTTTATTCTAAAGACTTAGCTAAAGGACGCTTTAGTCACAAAAATCCTCACCTCAAAGAGTTGCTCAAAACTAAAGACAACAATACAGACGAAGTGTGGAAGTCGATTCTTTCAAACGGAGGATCCGTTCAACATTTAGATTTTCTTTCTGAAGTTGAAAAGGATGTATTTAAAACGTTTGAAGAAATTTCACAAAAAGAAATTGTTATTCAAGCAGCTCAACGCCAAAAATACATTGATCAATCACAAAGTTTAAACTTGATGATTCCTCACAACGCGAAACCGAAAGAAGTTAATGAACTTCTCATATTTGGATGGGAACAAGGAATTAAAACGTTTTACTACCAAAGATCATCAAATCCTGCACAAAAACTTGCTAGATCCATTATGACTTGTAAATCATGTGAGAGTTAATGCAATCAACAAGCCATAGAATTTTTAATACTGTTCTTGCTGGAGATTTATTAACAATATTTTACACCAAATTTCCGTTATTGACTTCAGTTGTTGCTTGTGGAATGGTGTTGTTCAGTAGTTTTCCTGACAAAATCGAGAAGATAGGATTAAAACACAGAGGAATTAGTCATTCACTAATTCTGTATTTAATTCTCGGTTGGATTTGTTTACAATTACCTACATTAATCGAAGCTCAACTCATTTGGATTTCGTATATAGGTTGCGGGTTTGTTTGTGGTTGTTTAGGTCATATTCTCGCTGATATGTTTAGTAAGAACGGCATTGTTGTTCTTACTAAGAAAATAAGATTCAACCTGTATAGCACAGGAAATTTATCTGAACAAATTTTCTTGTTCAGCTTTGTTTTATTAAATTGTTTGTTGATATATTGGTTCTTGTTTACTAAATAATCTTTATACACACTTTCCAATGCAGAGGAAATAGAAAGGAGATACACACACATGTCACATAATAACAAAAACGCTTACGAAATCCGTTTGGAAGTTCTTCAAATGGCTCACGGGGATATGAATATGAAGTTTATTGAAAAGCTTAATGTTCACAGAACACAAGATATAAATGGGTTTTTACAAAATCCATCAGAAGAAGTAATTGAAAGCTTGTTTCCAAAACCAGCTGATACTATTATCAGAGCTGAAGAACTCTATAAATTTGTTGAAGGAACAAAAGGCCTTTAATTTTTGAGTCGAACCCGAAACCCCTCTAGGCTACCAACCTGGAGGGGTTTTATTTTTTTTTTTTTTTTTTTTTAAATTTTTTTAAAATCTTTGATAAATAAAAATGTCTGGTGCTCGAAAGAGGTCAGACAAAACATAACATAGATTAATAAATTATGACACAACTACAAACATACGTCCCTGGACATTATTCGTCCACTGAACGGGTCTTCCGCCATTTGCCCGCTCTGTTTAATGATAACTGGCTAGAAAACATGTTCGGAGAAGTCGACAAAGCGTTTGACGTCCCGAATGCAGTATATCCCTACAACGTCTTACAAGTAAGGAACGACAAGCAAGAAGTAACCCAATATGAAGTTGAGGTAGCACTTGCAGGAGTCGGAAAAGAACATATTGATGTAAAAGTCCGTGAAGGAAAACTACACATTAATATTCTCAAAGAAAAAGAGGAACCGATTGATACTATTGCGTATCTAAAACGAGGCATTAGTCAAAGAAAAGGAAGTATGACTTTCAATCTTGACGACAAAGTGAACTCCAAAAAAATTAGTTCAACTTATAAAGACGGGCTACTCAAGGTAATCATTCCAGTTGTAAAACCGGAAACGATTGATATTGATATTAAAGTAGCATAACTAAACTTAACAAAACTAAAGAGGGCTTTCGAAGAGGAAGCCCTCTTTTTTTATCTGCTGATCTCTTCCCAATCCAAAGAAGCAAAGAGCACTGACATAGAAGTTCCAAATAAATGTATTGTGTATTTGAGACTTAACAATTAAATAATACTACCACATGGAAATAACACTTAAAGACTTTGAATGCAAAACAGTCAAAAGCACTTACAGCTGGGACGAAGGAGTGCCTACAGGTTCACGTGTTGTTCCAGCTGTAAGCTCAACTGATACAGGACGCTATGTAGGATACGCTCCAACAGTTATTGTTTCCCTCAGTGCTTCCATTTCTGATTTAAATCCAAACCATTATGCTTTTAAGCGAACTGTAGATTTTGGTGATTATTATAATTCTGAAACAAACGTGCAAACAGCTCTAACTCAAACTGATGAGTTTTTCTGTCACACATACGTAATGCCTGGAGAATATACCTTAAAGATTACACAAACTCAATACTCCGTATTAACATCTGAATTAGAGCAACATACGTACAGGGAGGACGGAATTGCGGAAAATGATATATTACCTCATGAATGGAAGTGGTATAGTTTCTTTTGTGAGGATCCTGAGCAAACTCCTTTAATAAAATCATATTCCGTGACGTGGGATGATTGTATTTTTCAATCGACAACTCCAATGACGTGGAATGAATTGTCTAATAGTGCAAGAAGGGATTTTGTTAATTGTCCATGCGTTCCATCACCGACTGTTTGGAATTGGTATAACTTTTTAAGCGGAAATTTAAGTGATGATCTGGAGATTGATCCTTTAGATCCGAATCGAGACGGGCTCAGATGGAAAAGTTATAGCTTGTCGGGTTGTGCTCCTCTTACTTGGAGAAGGTTAATACAAACAACTGATTTAACAGAATGTAGAAGAAAAATACCTCCGTTGACTGCAGAAACAATTACCTACACAAAAGAACTCTTTTTAAAAGTGTTGGAAATTCCTCCTGTTGCATACTTAGAAGTCGTTGAAGTGCAATCTAATAAAATTTCACCATATACTGTGAAATTGTCTCCAAAAAAAATTCGTTGTGGGAGTTTTCCTATTGAAAGATTAATTTGGGATTTTGGAGATGGTTCTCCGTTGTTAGAGCAAGTTAGAGGAGAGGTGAAACCAGAATATCCGTTTGTGTTTATGGATGCTTTCGATTATGATTCGGATGATGTTAGAAATTATGACGTATTACATACATATCGTAGATCAATTGCTTCAGGTAATTGTTTTTACCCATCAGTAACAGCTATTGCGTTCTCTACAGAAACTCAAGATTGCGCGTCAGCTGTTGTAGGACCTCTTCTATACGAACCGCCCAAAAAAGTATCCCTATTACAAAACAAGCTTATGGAGACCGAAGATATTGTGTATACAGGACAAATTGATGATGGAGCTGTTCTTTGGAAAACTGATAATTAAAGCAACTAACGTAATATGATAACAAAACACTTATCTTTATCAGCTTTTGACCCAATTAAACTGGCGTATAAATATAGCACGACTGGAGATCTTAAAGCTGAATATAAAGAGTTTAGAAATGGAATGAGATATTATGATCATGATGCTTTAAAACAGTTTGCTGATGTATCACTCAGCAACGAAAGCGCTCTAATACTAACTAGAACTCTTTCGTTAAATTCAATTTTTGAAGAACAACAGAAAATATTGTCTGTTAGTGAGTTATGTGGTATGTTTGTTTTATTTGCAAAAGACACCCCGTTTCTTGGTGGCGATACTGAAGTCAACTACTTTAATGGGCAGTTTTGCATTGGAGGAAAGGGAGAGCAAGCAATTTTTAATATCGTTCCAGCAAAAGACAATAAAGTATATTTGAAAGTTAATTACAAACGAGTACAAGTAGCTGAACAGTATCCATACGAGGTGTATTTATCTGACGACAAATTGCCTGACAACGAGTCAAACAGAGAGTTGTTTGAAGTATCATATAGGAATAAAAAGTTTGCAATAAAAACACAAACTAAAGAAGGAACACGGTTTTTATCGTTTGGGACAGATCGCATTTTAAGGGGAGTGGGATTGGAGTTAAATAAATCAATAATAAATCCGTATCACTTTGATGTAAAATTTCTCAGCTTTTCTTCGATTGCATATGGTTCTGATTATGATACAAAGGAAGTGAAATATTATAACACTAACGAATCGTTACTGGAAAAGAAAGCTTTAAATATTAAGGCACATAAAGGTCAGAACACAAATATATTATTTGATTTTCCTGTTATTCAAACTCAAACAACAACAAATGTTGGAGTAAACATGGCTGTATTAAAAACAAACTTCACATCAACAGGTACATTTAACTCCTCGTTAAGCTCACAATGAAACAGCGCATTTACAACAAATTATACGTAAATAAAAATAGGACCGATGGGTCAGAAAAGGTACTGTTGGGGTATCGATATAATGAGCGAGAGATCGTATTCAAAAAAGACCAAGAAACGTTTTTTCACGTTCCAGTATATGCTACGCCAATCCGCTTATCAGAGTCTAGCTTAATAACCAACGGAGCAACTGCTGGGACATTTCCTGCTGCTTCTGATAGAATTTTTAAAAATCTCAAAAGCTATGGAGATGTTACTCCTTACGGTAATCCGTCATTTAGCATTGAAGGGGGATATACTCCTTATGATAATCCTACTGGAGGAGGTCCTGCAAACGGTACGTGGTTTTGCAGTTGGTTAAAATATGATGTAAAAACTGGCCTGGTTGGATGGGTAGATAGATTTTATAATCCAGGACGATTTGTTTATGAACAAGCTGAACAAGATTTAAATAAACTTCCTACATATGAGAATCATAACCCAACTTTTGAAGATATTCCTTCAACGTTGGTGTTTGAACCTCAGGTTCTTTATAAATATTTCCACGTAGGCGATCAAACAGCAGCTGAATTACTAACTTCATTTGAAGGGGTTAGCAGTCAATATCTCGGTCTGCATTTAAAAAATTGGGGAAATGAAAATGTAGATGAGTCTACAAATAAAGTCCGCGTTACAGTATCGTCTAAAGCTCCTAATGATACGCTATATTCTCCAGCTTTAACTAATCCTTTGGTGATGGCACCTTCGATAAATTTTAACCACAACTACAACGTGGTTGCTCAGTCTGAGTGGGCATCTTCATATACTACAGAACAAGAATTTACTTGGTCGTTTTGGGCTCATTCTGAAAATTGGCAAACAAACGTTAGTACACAATTGTTTGGAAATTATTCTGTAGCAGGAGAAGGAATAGGAATTTTTATTGATACTTTAGAATCGTTTCCGTTTATTGTAATACCTGAAACTACGTATGGTAGATTATTGTTTATTAACGAAGGTTTAGAAGGATATTTGGATAAGGCTGTGTCGGGTGCACAATCAATTTTAGCTCCACCAAGTTGCTTTGTAATTAATTCTGAACGAGAGTTAATAGTATGTAATAATGACCGAGCTGCTGGAATTTACAAATTTGATCATACAGGAAACGTATTAAGCACTACAAAAAATTTAAATAACCGTTCTAACTTTTTTGTATTTCCGGGACAATATGAAAAACCAAAGCAAGTGCTTTGTGGACCAACTGACTCAATATATATCATTACAAATGAAGGATACTACCATTTTGATAAAAACTTGAATTTCTTGTGGTCTGTACCAAACAATACGAAAAATGTTGTTGGAGCGTTTAGCTATACGCTATCAGGAGACGCCAAATTTGAGTTGGTTTCGGATGTTTATGATGTGAAATTTATCGAATCTGATAAATGGTCTCTAGAGAGAAGAGACGGTTGTCTATATAAAAACGATAAGCGAGTCTATGTGTTTGATGATATAGCCACGACTTTAGCAGTAAGTCCGGACGACAAATTGTGGGTCGCTCACGGAGAAAATATTATCGATATTATCGATCCAGTAACAATGGAATCATCAACATTTACTGTGGGTACTGTTAAACGAGCATCTGATGCAATAAAAACCATTACGTTTTTTAAAAAATATATTAGAGAGAAAAATACGACATCGTGGAGCGGTCTTGTATTATACTCCGATGAGCAAGTATTATACTCATGCGATTTAACTGGATTGGTCAAGAGTAGAGTTAAGTTGATAGATCTACTTGATTACAACCAATTACAACAACAAAAGCAAACTGAAGAAAATTCGACATTTAATGCATTAGGGGATATGACTGGATATGAGCGAAACCGCACAATAAACTCCACTAATCCTATTGCAAATCAACCGCAGTTAAAACTAAAAATTTCACATCGAGATGTCTCTAAACTTATTCCTGTATTCGAAACGTCTATATTCTCTACATCGATTACAGACTGGACTTTGAATAGCTGGCAGCATTTTTCAGTAATTTTTAAAAATAAAACATTGCAGCTATTTATAAACGCTGAGAAAGTTGGACAAATAGTATTAAAAGGCAATCAACGAATCACAAATATATATCAAAATGCTTTTTTTATAGGAATAGAAGCTGGATATAAATTCGGGTTAAATAAAGAGATTGGATATGTATCCGGGATTTTTAACGGGAAGATCAGTGATATCAGAGTGTTTAATTATGCTTTTAATCCATATGATTTAAAGGCGTTTATTAATGCAAGTGCGGTTGGTGAGGATTTATTTTGGCAAGTTCCGATGCCGATGACTCAATATGTAGAGCAAATAAATCGCTTTTTTAAACACAAGCTTCCTGGAGCAAAATCGCAAATGTTTAACATAAAATTACACGGGACTCAAGTGACTGATCCTACTACTCAACGTTTAATAGAAGAAGAAATCAAAGCACTCGTAACCGAACAAAAACCTGCATATACTGATTTATTAAATTTTCAGTGGATAAGTTAAGCATTTACATAATTACTTTAAATGTCTTTAAATCTTTTTTTAAACTATGAGCACACAAACAGTGAAGGGCTTTTTTATAGAGAAGTTAGCACTAGCTCTTTTACCGTTTTAGCACAAATCAAGTTTGCTGATACGGCTCTACCCATTCCCGCTCGGTATTCCGCAACATACAATCTTAATGACGGAAACGATGAATCGTTTAATTTAATTACAGGACAACAATTAACATTTGATAGAACAAACCCTTGCGTTTCTTCTGTTAATGTAACAATTAAAGACGGAGACGGAACGCTGCTTCACACGTTGAGTTTATCATCTAAGTTCGTGAGTCAATTCCCGACAGTTTCGTTTATTGCGTATCCTCAACATTATATAGATGAAAATGAAGCTGTATTAAAGACATTGGATGATACTAATTGGTATGCTGATTCTCCTGGTGTTTATTTTTATGGTGAAGGTCATACTGAAACAATTAAGCTTTCTGCAAAAGCAACAAATGCTCCATCATCATCAACAACTATTACATGGTTGATAGGTAACAATTTTAGTGATCTGTCAGCAAATTCTCAGATTTCTGCCACAACAATTGGAAATACAAACACCGCCACTGTTGAAATATCTTCTGCGAGTGAAAGTAATTTGTTAATACCTATTAGCGTATATGCTACCAATGGTGAGATCGAGCAAGGCGGCCCAGTGGTCCAATATGATGACACTACTGGTGAAAAATCTTTTTATCCGTTTTTTGCTACTTCTTTAAATACTGACGGCTTACCAGTAAGTGGAGATAGAACTTGTGGATCTATACGTGTAAAACCATATCCTTCAGATAATTTATATATATTTAATTCTCCTTTCGTATCTAATGAAATTGCTTTACCGTTAAACCGCACTCATCAAAAATTTAAAGCATCTATAATAAAAAACTCAAACAGTTCTAAGATTCTTACTTCAACTCTCAGTAGTACTACTTGGGAGATTAAGGAGTTTTCAAAAATTGGTGATTGGTCATACAAGACACGTGCACTAAGTGATATTAGTATATATGAGTTTCCGTTAACATATAGTGAAACAGTCGTTGGTGAATCTTTAATGCCACTTTATGTTCCTCTAGGAGAAAAGACTACTGTTACGTTAGCGGTTTCATCAGCTTCTAGAATAGAATTTATATATCCCCCAGGTGATTGGATTCCACGCAATGCTCACATCGAACAGCACCAAGCAATAACTCAAATACTACCTATTCCGTTTGCTGAATTATTCATATCAAATTATTTTGTTGAAAAATCAACGGAACTTGTAATTAACAGTATTAGAATTTATGCTGATGTTGTATTGGAATTGAGTTCAATCTCTCTGAGGACTGACGACAATAACAAAAAATATGTGATTGATCCAGAAATGTTAGAATTTCCGCAAAGCATTTCTTTTACAAAGCTGGGGAAACGTACCATTTTTGTTGAAATGACATTTCTAAATACAAATACAAACGAATTACAAGTAATTGAAAATTCGTTTGAGGGTATTGTTGATGTAGTAGAATCTATCAATACGATATTCACAGAGGAAAGTCCTCAAGAATACAGAACGGAAAGCTCGCCGGTAACCTTTTCTTATGCATCTTCAGCAGTTCCTCTGATTGCACCAAATGACTGGACAATTGCAGACAACGTGAATTGCATAATTTCGGAAATTTACAATTTAATTGAAAGCGTATTTAATCACACGACTGTATATACTAAGAATGACGTGTTTCTGGGGTGGTTGGGTAGTGATAAGTATGCTTGGAGTGATCTACAGTGTTTTTCGAACATAATTACTACTACTCAGTGGTCAAAGTATGTCACTGAAGCAACTATTGATCAACCAGAACCCGAACAATTAGTATGGAATGACAATACATGCATAAATTCTGTGGTTGATCCGTTCTGTATTCAGAAATATTGTATAGAGTGGAAATGGTCATCACGAACCAGAAAAAAATCCGATTTATTTGTAACGTGGCGTTCTGCGTTGTCTGGTGAATCATACAATAAAAAATGGAAATATGAGCCCTGTGAATTGAATCAAATCACACTAACATGCCCAATTGGTAAATGGCATACATCAACGTTAGATAAAGCATTGTTCCCAAAGCCTTTTTGTAGTGCAACACCTGAATGTTCAATCATTAGCTTTGCTGTAACAAATCAAGGAAAATATGTGATTGCAAGAGAAACGGAAGTTCTCGTACTAGATAATGCAGATGTTCCTGTAACACTAGCAAAACACACTTTTGCAGATGAGATTTTTGTATTTTCTAAAATAGTGAAAATGGAACTGAGCAGAGAGAGTTTGCTGTATGTATTGGATTCAGGTATTCCGAGAGTATCAGTACTTAGTATAAGACCGAATGACGCTATTTTGTTGTCAGAATCTTGGGGAAAGCTTGGATCAGCTTCTAATCCATACGGATTTAAAAATCCACAAGATCTACACATAACAGATGATCTAGAGATCATAATTGCTGATACTGGAAACAAGTGTATCAAAACATATACTTCTTCAGGAAAGCATAAAGACACATTTATCGATGAGCGGTTTCAAATAAATCCCCCTTTAAGTATTGCGACTGATAGCCGAGGCGAATTACATGTTTTAATCCAAGACCGAGTATTGGTATATGACTCAGACAATATATTTGTTCGAGAGTATTTACTGTCGTCTGATGTTCAAAATCCTAAAAAACTTGTATTTTCTAATAACAGAGAAATTTGTTATATTACCCATGATGTTGGAGTAATAAAATATTTTAGAAACGGTGTATTATTTGGAAATTTAATTAAAGATTTAGTTTGTAATAATGAGGAGATGCTAACTGGGTTTAATGATGTTATTCACGATATTGAAAATAATGTATACGTTTCTGTTAAAGACAAAGTATTGAAATATGCAGATAGAATGGAAGTTGTTCATAAATCTTCACTCAATACAGAACTGTACTGGAGTCTGTCTGACGTATTAATAGATAAAAACGAATATATTCAGCCGGCAACATATATGAAATCGTTTCATAAACTTTGGGATAATACTGAATTATTAAGAAATTCTTTGAGTTTCTCTGGAATAACTGAAGCAACTGAGCTAGGTACAGCAACATTCATGAAAGAAGATCTAGTTATTGGACAGAATGAGTTAGTTGTTAATTCAGTTATAAATAGATTGTCTACTCAGATGTGGACAAACTTGAAAACATTAGTGTCTTATGTTTTACCAAAATCGAGTTAAACTCTCTTATATGGTAGAAAAAAACCGAAAATTAGATAAATAAAATTAACATGAAAAATCCGTTGTCGTCACTATACGAACAAATACTCATTTCTGAAGCTCAGAATAAACAAGATTTAACGAATCCTTCGCAGAGTGAAGTAGGTTCGCTCAAACAAAACCAAGATGCATTTGGTTCAAAACCTCAGGTGGTAAGTGGACCGGAAAAAGCCTCTATAGCAAAAGGACCATCATACAAAATTTCAACCAGTTCTGAAACAGCAACTCAATATTCCAAAGAAGGAAAATTTAAGGGAAGTGCTCCAGCTAAACCTAAGTCTTCTGACGAGCCAGAAGAGACTGAGACCCCAGAAAGTGCGTTTCCAGAAGGGGATGACGAAGAAAAATCTAAGGAAGATTCAAAAAAAGAAAAAAACTCAGAATCATCTGAAGAAAAATACACCAAGAAGAATAAATATATTAGACAACACGAAAATTTTACTATGAGCGCATTTGAAACACTATTTAAAAAAACCCTTATCGAAGAACTAGAGAATGAAGACGAAGCTACACTTGCTTCTGCACCTGAAGGTGACTTATCTGATGATGTAATGTCTGACGATGAGCCTCTTGAAGACGAATCTTCCGAAGAAGAGTCTGAAGAGTCTGAGGCTGATTTAGTTTCTGATCTGAGAGAATTACAATCAAAGCTTGATTCGATCCTATCTAAACTCGAAGGCCTTGAAGAAGAGGAAGAAGATTCTGATGAAGAAAATTCAGACGAAGAATATTCAGACGAAGACTTTGATACAGAGTTCTCTACAGAAGAAGAGCCTTCCGTTACTAAAGAGTCAGTCGACAAGCCAAAGGCCCTTTCCGATTCAAAAGGAAAACAATTAACAAGCAAAAAAAATAAGGTTGGAAAACTTGCTCCAAAAGGTGGTAAAGCATATGTTGGAAAATTCAAAAATAACCCCAACCCAAAAAATCTTTCCACAAAAGTATCTAAATCAGCAGAAGTAAAATCCACTGTCAAAAAAGGTGATTTTCTTAAATAATTTAGAATAACGTTATTTATAAGTTTAAAAAGCCTCGGAGTTTCCGAGGCTTTTTTTTTGGTTTTTAATAAATAAAGATATGGAAAAAAAATCCGAACTAAAGCTTAGAGATTATCTGACTTTAGGTAAACCTACAATTTCTCCGGACAGTTTGGATCCGAATGTCTTTTATTTTCCTGAAACAGGAGAGCCTCCAATATTACATGCGCGAATTAATGCTCAGATTATAAACGATCTGGAGTTTTTTTGCGGGGAGCAACAACAGAGAATCGAGAAATACGTATTGGTTGGTGATGCATTAATTCCTGGAAACAAAGACCGAACAAAACCCTTAAAAGTATTAATAATTCTCAATAAAACAATAATGGATTTGGATATCGAAGGAATGCTCTCTGAAGTGATTTTAAAAACACTTAACAATATAAGTGGAAGGTTAGCTTCTGGTACGTTACGACCAATTATATACATACCAACAGTAAGAAATATCAAAGATCATCCTGAATATAAAGCAGTTTATGATATTGCTATACACAAATGGATTAAGTTACCTTCAGGGTTAAAACATGCTTAAAGTAACTACAGATAAAGTTCGTTATTTAAATAAAAATAACAACGCAAATGAGAGAGAAAACTACTCAAAATGGTGGAAAGAACAAATAGAGCATTATGGCACTACTGTTGACTACTATTCTAATGGATATGGATTGACTGCACACAACTTTGTTTATGGTGAAGATCCAACTTCTTTATTTATAAAAACTCCTGAAGTGGTAATGTTGACAGACATTACAAACGATTCTTTGATGTTGTCTAAGTTTGGTATCATGGCTGATTGTGATATGACTGCTGTTATACACATTTCTTCATACTATGAACAGTTTGGTTGTGGTTCTGAACCAAAAGCTGGAGATCTAATAAGACTAACCGAATACGGAGCAGATCGTCCTGGCGGAAGAAGTGCTCCTGTATACGAAATAACTGAGAGAGATGATGAGTATTTGCAAATGACCAATGCTTTAATCGGTCATTATGTGTGGTATTTAAAGTGTAAACGGTATGAATATTCATACGAGCCTGGTGTCGATGTCGGTCCTAATAACAAGCAAGTCAGCGATGGCGGAGATTATGGAAGACTTGCAGGAGGAGAGAATCCTGAAGAACTATTCCAACCGTATCCAGATTCCGTTCAAAACTCAGCAAAGTGTATATATGATTACTATGATAAAGATAACGCGTTTTTAGACAGAAACTTGAATCACTACGTTGAACCAAACCCTCCTTCCTGTCCAACTGACTTGACAGTTACTTCACTCAGCGCAGTTCCTGGCCCATACTCTTCGACTCAGACAGTGTCAGAAGAAAGTTTTAGGTCATTGTTAGATTTAGCTAAAGCAGCAGTAAAAATTACGCCAGATATAGTGGTTGCACCAAATACATATACAGACCCACTAAGTACGAATACCTTTACGGCATCAACGTCGTCAAAACCTGAAGACACAATATTGTTTGCCATTGAAAATAGTAGCTTGCTAAACTTAAATACAATAGATGGAGGTTTTATATAATGGCTGAAAATAAGTCGTCTGTTTATGGATATTACGGTGGAGCAACAGAGGAAAACCACTATGTCCCTCCAGAAAGTCAAGAGTTTATTCCCCAACCTCCTCGAGTCGCCTTTACGGAAGCTGATAGAGCTTTAGTTCAACAACTCGTAGATCAAACCAAATTTTACGCAGAAAATGCTCCAGATATTTTATTGAGAACGCTTACTTCACGTGTCCCAAATAGTGGAGATAATATCGATACGTTTATGTTGTCTACGTCTGCTAATCCAGAAGATATGATTGTATATACATCAGATGTAAACGACGTGAATTTAAATCGTATAGACGGAGGATTCTTTTAATTATTATGAATGCCTCTGTGCAACCTCTATTCTACCACGCGTAAAATCCCAATTCAAATAACATCATGGCATTTAAAGCTAAGACATGTAATGATACAATACAGCTCTTTTGCAAAGGAGGCAATCATGGGTTTTTTTCTAATTGTTCTTTTGTACTAAAGTCAATATTAAACTTTGTTGACACAAACAAAAAATTGCCAAGTTATTTAGACGGATTGGCTCTATTTCCAGTATACAAACATAACCCCCAGAACCTTAACGAAGACTTAATGAAGGCATGTTTCGAACAAAAGTGTATATCAAACATTCAAATTGATAGTGTTTCGAAAGGCGGCTGTTATTTTTATCAGAGAGCTCATCAAGCTCAATATAAAAAACTCAACTTAAGTGAACTTAGCTTATATATTGACGCATACCTTACTCCTAGCGCTACTATAAAAGAGATTATCAACACAATTGAAAAAACCTATTTAATAGACTACGAAAACACATGCACAGTATATTATAGAGGAACCGACAAGAGAACTGAAGCTGGACTGGCTAGCTACGAAGAGTTTTTTGATAAAGCTGACGAGATCTCACAAAAAAATCCAAATATACGATTTTTTATACAAACTGATGAGTTGGAGTTTGCATTAGCATTTAAGCAAAGGTTTAATAACAGTTTTTCCATCAACGAACTTGCTATGATATCTCGTGAGAACAACCTGGGTCCTCATTTTTCCTTATTGCAATCAGAAAGAACCACGCATGCTTATTGGTTTTTGGCTGCTGTTATTATTATGTCAAAAACAAAACACATAATAACAGCTACTGGAAATGCTGCTCTCTGGGTAGTTCTTTACAGAGGAAACTACAAAAATGTTCATCAGTATTTACGCCGAATTAATCGCTTTACTCAAGAGACAGTACAAAATTTTGGCTGGATTTAAACGATCATTTGTAGCGTCTCTTTGTATTGTTTGACGCTTGTTACATTATTAAATTGAAACTGCTATAATTTAAGGTAAAAATGCAGCTATTTGAGCACCAACTGCTTCTACTGTCGCACAATTTTTTAATCTACCACCAATTCCTGTAGAAGGAAGACTGTTCACATCAAAAGACCAAAGCGTTGAGGCATCAAGAATAGCCAAACCAACAGTATCATCGATTGGAACGCTAAAAGAAACGGAACTAGCAGATGGTACGTTGCAACTTCCGGTTACGCTTCCACCAGCATAAGAAACTCCAAATCTCACGTCACTTGGAATAGGAAAATCATTTGAAGAAAGCGGAACAACAAATGTGGTTGTTAATGTACCAACATTTAAATTAACATTAGAAGTGACAATAAGCGATCCTCCAGCAGCTGCTGAGTTTTGTGCTTTATTTGAGATATGCAAACAATATATGTCAGAGTCTATTGTTATTGTTTTATTATTAAGGAAAACCTCGTCATCGGAATTGGGAATTACTCCTCCTACCCATGTTGAAGTATTATACCAATTTCCACTTTGTGATGCTAAAATATTAGCCATGATTAAAGACCCTTCACCTTAATGTGGTTTTGTAACTCTTCGTAAACATATTTAACTAATCTGCTAAACAACCCCTCTGTCGTTATAAAAGGCTGTAGAACAGCCAAATAAGCGCAATAAACAGCATATTCTACTTCATGTCGACTATTGAGTGATAAAGATTGCATGTATTGTGTAATTATGTGTAATTGGCAGTTAATCTATCATTCCATGACACGGCTGATGCGCTTGTCGTAGATATTACACTTCCTGCTGTATTTAGTGTTATTTTTTTAATATGCCACTCAGACTCGTCTTCCGACGTGCCTGTCAGGGCTTTTCCTATATAATTTGCATTATTTACAAAATCAGTCTTCCATAAAGCAGAGTCCATATTAACAACAACGTCACTAACTCCATTAATCCATGCAGCAGAATTAGTGCGTACAATTGTCATCACATCTTCGTAATAAGAGTGATTATAAAAGGACACTAACTCATTAACGGGATTTTTTAAGAAAATCTTACCGTCCGCAATATTGATCGCTAGTTCTCCTTCTCTTATCGAAGATAATGCTGGCGTTCTTCCAGAGACTGATGTCCTAAAGTGTTGAGTTATACTAATAGTTTCTGGCGGCATAGTAGTATTTATTGATAACTTAGAATTTTCCTAAATCTGTTACTGTATTTTCTCCGGAAATATTTGTAGTATTCGTTGTCCCAATATATAATGTGTTTGTAGTTTCATCCATAGCTAATTCTCCACTCTTGATCATTGTTGGTGGACCAGGTTCTCCAGAAACTCTTCTTTTAATTAAAATCGTGGTATATTTTCTAATTTCTTCCATTTGAATACTTATATAACACACAAACCTTTTGTTGTTTTTATGTTAAGAATCTTTTGACATCAACAATCTTGCCAGTGAACCGTCATCACAACCGTGATGAATTACTGCATTTGAATCAATCGGAAAGTCAAATCTCAATCCATCTGGAAATTCGTTATGGTCCTCTCCTTTAATACAGTTTGGTGAAAACTCTTTATAATTTTGTGTCCTAAAGCAATGTTGAAACAAATTAGAATGGTGAGTGTTTGGCACTAGCTCGTTTTGGCACAATACGTCAAATGCAGTTGCTAATCTGTCGACGTATTTCCAGATTGTACAACACACATCAATGTCAGGCGGATATACAGCAGCTCCAACTAAATGTTTAGTTAACGGAACAATAATCCCATCGTCCGTAAGAGTCGTGGTGTCTTGAGTCCACCCTAAGCAGTATTTGCCGCATTGTTTATATTCTTGTTCTAAAATATTTATCCAGTTACGTGTTAACGGAGTCATGTCAAGCTCCATCCAAAGCCAAGGCAATTTTGTTTTTCTTTGGTATTTTAAGTGTTTTATTGTTTCTTGCCAATAAAAGTTTGGACCTTGAGGCCACCCTGTTTTACCGTCTTCTGGAAAAGCATATATATCAGATGTTTTAAATTTGGTTTTAATTTTATTTAAAAGAGCTACCGCATGGCTAGCATCTGTCGGCCTGGAAACTACGAGAAGTTCGTGAGTAGAATATGGTCCAAAATGATTAAGACAAGCTGAAAAGTCTTCAATTAATTTTGCGTCAGAAACGGAAACGGGTATAACTATTAACATATATTAATAATTATACCCGCCAGGTGTTTTTTTCCGAGTTTATGAGTTGTATCCCATAGGATCGAGGAATTTTACGTTACCTTGAACTTTGGTGTTTCCTTGAATTTTTGCGCCCGAATAATAACTATTTTCGTTGTTTGTTGGCATAATCTTTTATTTTTTCTTTTTGTTTGCACCTTTTCTGGAAGATTTAGAACCTTCTTTTTTAGGTTTTTTTGTTTCTTTTTTATGAGCGTTATTTCCTTTAGCCATATTTTTTATAGAGTGTAGAAAAAAACCTAGGAGCAGGAGACCTGCTCCTAGGCTTAATTTGATTTTTCTTAGAACGTTCCGCCATCCAAAATTAACATGAGATTATCAATGTAATTTTTGGTTGCAACGTGAGAAGCTAATGTAGGTTCAGCTGCTTCGACTGTGCCAGAAAACTTACCGTTACCGATTACGTCTAACGCTTCGGTAGGAGCTTCTGTGTTAACACCGACTACGCCAGCGCCGACAAACAATGTTGCTGTTTCATCATTGTTTACTGAAATCTCAACGCCGTTAGCAGCAGTAATAGTTCCAGAAACATCTAAGTTTCCAGAAATACTTCCACCAGTAAGGTTTAAGAAGTTAGTGTCTACATATGTATTGAGATTACTGATTGTTGCTTCAAGAGCATCAACTTCGTTATTAATAGTTGTATTGAGAGTGCTTACTTCGTCAGCTAAGTCAGAAGCAATTGCTGCTTCAGCAGCTGTTGCACGGCTAACTTCTGAATCAAGTTGACCTTGGAGGTCAGATGAAACTGAAGATATTGTCGTTGAACTGTTATTAGCGAGTGTTGTTATTGCACCGTTAAGATCGCTGTCAGCCTGTTGAAACGCACTAACGATTTCAGTTAAGGAATCGAGAGCTGCTCCATCAACGTTGCTTAGAACGTTATCAATTTGTGATTGTATGTTGCTTGCAACACCAGAAATCGTTGAATTGAGTGTTGAAACTTCGCTGTCGATCTTTGAATCGAGAGTAGAAGAAACGGACACCATTAACGAATTGAGGTCTGAATCAGCAGTAGCACGAGCTGAAGCTTCATCAGCAATGTCTGAAACCAGACCAGCTGAGATAGAAGCAACAGTTGATGTTAAATCGCTGATAGCAGTGCCACGATTGGTAACTTCGTCAGCTAGGTCAGAAGCAATTGCTGCTTCAGCAGCCATTGCGCGGCCTTCTTCAGCAGATACAGCAGCAGTAAGAGTGCTTACTTCAGAAGCAATTGATGCTTCAAGTGTAGCAACTTCAGAGTCAATTTTTGAATCAAGAACGCCTTCAGCTGTCGTAGCACGGCTAACTTCGTCTGACAAGTCAGATGCGAGACTAGCTTCAGCAGCGATTGCACGGCCACTTTCTGCAGATACGGCAGTATTGAGAGTGCTTACTTCAGAAGCAATTGATGCTTCAATTGTTGCAACTTCTGAGTCAATTTTTGAATCAAGACTAGCAGAAACTGAAGCTAATGATGTTGAAGCAGAGTTTGCGAGACTAGTAATAGCACCATTGATATCGCTGTCAGCAGATTGAAAAGCTGAAACGATTTCAGTTAAGGAATCAAGCGCAGCAGCGTCAACATTACTAAGAACATTATCAATTTGTGATTGTATGTTGCTAGAAACAGATGCGACTGTTGTGTTGAGAGTGCTTACTTCAGAAGCAATTGATGCTTCAAGTGTAGCAACTTCTGAGTCAATCTTAGAATCGAGAGTGCTTACTTCAGAAGCAATTGATGCTTCAAGAGTGCTTACTTCAGAAGCAATCGATGCTTCAAGTGTTGCAACTTCTGAGTCAATTTTTGAGTCAAGAGTGCTTACTTCAGAAGCAATTGATGCTTCAAGTGTAGCAACTTCTGAGTCAATCTTAGAATCGAGAGTGCTTACTTCAGAATCAATTTTTGAATCAAGCGTAGAAGAGACAGACTCAACTGTAGTAGTTAAGGCTGAATCGGCAGCTATACGAGCAGCTTCTTCAGTTGAAAGATCGCTTTTGATCTCAGCTGAAAGGCTAACTAATGCTGCGGACGAATCTGAGGCTAAACCGTCTAAATCCGACTGCAAAGACGATGAGATTGAATCCATCGTGGAATTAACACTATTAATCGTATTAACGAGATTCGTAGCAAAGTTTTCGTCATTGCCTAAAGCAGAAGCTAATTCATTAAGAGTATTAAGCGCATCTGGAGCCATATCGATAACTGCAGCAATTTGCGCATCGATTTTAGCATCAAGAGTGCTTGATACAGATTGAATAGTTGTGTTTAGCGTAGCAACTTCTTGAGTAACTCTTACATCAATAGATGTTATGTCCGTTTGGAGATCGGCTGAGATCGAGCTGACGCTAGCGTCAGTTGCAAAATGACCGTCGCCTCCAATAGGTATTACGCCATTTTCTGAACCATAGTATAATACTGAGTCTACTTCGTTGAATGCCAATTCACCACCAGAGAGTGCTGCAGGAGCACCAGCTTCACCAGTAGTACGGCGTTTAATGAGGATTGTGTTGTATGCCATAATTTTAATGTATTTTGTAGTTTGATGTTGCAGTCATTTGCAACAATATTACTTAATCAAAAACAATTTTTTTTTAGGCGTAAAGACCCTGTAAATATCAGGGGTTGCACCGATTTGCTTAAAAAAACCCTGTAAATATCAGAGTTTGCACCGACTTGCTTAAAAAACCCTGTAAATATCAAGGTAGATTGGTTGTTTTTTATTTAAAACGGATTAAAACTACATACAAAAAAATAATGAAATGAGATATACTTCGGTATATATTTCATTGAAATAACTTAGCGGTTCAAACACAACAAACGTGTAAAAACAATCAGAATATGAACAGACAGCAAAGTGCTGTTAACTGAGTAACAGCACTTTGCTGAGATTGGTTGAGGTCTTCTTTTTAACTAGATTAAATTAAAGCTCATACCCTTCAGTAACAGAACAATAATCAATTATTGAATTAATTCGAAACGAACGAAATGCCTTATTTTCCAAATCCCAAACAGAAAGTACATCTTCATTTTCTGTTCTGTTTTGCTTTTTTTCTTTCGGATTATGATTGTTTTCTTGAGATGGAAGAAGATCTGTCTTTAACGAGCAACACAACAGACGTTCTGTTCCGTTTATTTTTTTAAATTTGATATTGAGGATTTCTTTTTTGAGGAGCGTTTTCAGTTCTGCTTTTGTAATCATGCTTTGATCATACATAGTTTCTGTTGGAGTTCAACGAAAATAATTGAAAACAATTAAATAAGAATATGGCCACTCTTACTCCAATTCTTACAAGCACACCAGGAAATCCTCTAACCTATAATCCAGGAATGGCTGAAACATTCTCCTGGATTCCTGTAGAGAACGATGTAGATAGACCGATGTTTGCTAAAGTCGTATATCCAATAGAAATTTCAAAGCAACTTTCTACTATTATCGATCTTCTTTCGGCACTTGTGGACAAGTAATCCTTTAATCTTTATTATTTACTTCTGGCGAGAACCAAATACGAGAAGTTGGCTCTGGCGAGATTTGTGAAGATGATTTAATACCTTCAGGTAAGACTTCTTCGCTTACGTCTCCAGTTGATAGTTGGTTTTCTGTAGGTATTGAATCTACAGTAGGAACAGGAGTCAGAGCAGGCGTAGAGATTGGTTGTGTTGCGGATTGTTCTGCTTTAATGGGGTTTAATGCTGTTTCTTTACGTTTTAATGCAATATTAAATGCTAATAAAAGTGTAACAGCTAGCGGGTCAAACACACAAATTAAAATACAAATAAACGCAATTACCACAAAATCGAGAGGCTTGTTAATTGCTTCTGCTACAAAATTAAATGTTCCTATGTCTTTTGTTTTGTTAATTTCACTAGAAAGTTGTAAAATATTGCTGTCCTTTTCAGATTTTTGTTGTTGTACTTCTTGATTTCTTTGTGTTAATACTTGAATTTCATTGTCTGCTTTTTTAATTGCGTCATATGCTTGTTCTCTAGGCAATTTGTAATTTCCAGCCTCCTGCACTCTTTTTTCTTGATCTATTCTGATGCGGTTTAATGTTTCAATTCGCTGTTGATTTTGATTAATTTCTACATCTAATGTACTTTTTTGACTTTCTATTAGTGTAATTTGCGAATTAATTTGACTAAATTTTGAACTATTAATTTGATAGGCAGCTGAAAGATACCCAAATATACCTGCAGACGTAACTACCATTAACGTAAAGATAGCTGTTAACAAATAAGCACGAAGAAAAAAGGAAGTATTTTTCCAATATCTATACAGAAACGAAGTTGCTACGAGTTTTCCTAGTTCTAAAGAAGATGCCATAACAGCAACTTGAAAAAAACTTCCTGAGAATAACGAGGCAATACCAATTACGGAAAAGTAAGCTCCGCACAAAGCAACAAAAAAAGCGCTGAATCCAAGTATAATAGTAAACATACATTTATACTTATCAAAAAAGCTTAATTTACCCTGTATTAAAGCGGGTTATTAGTTATGCAGTATTATAGAGATAGCCTGTAAATTAGGGGAACCTCTTGTTAATTTTCTCTTCTTTCCTCTGGCTTATAATATACTATTCTGTTGTGTTCAATAGGACTAGCAAGAAGTACTGCTGGTCGCAAATTGCCTTTTCTGGTCTCTTGAAACATATGACTCATCCAAGTTTGTTCATAAGGATGTCCCCACTTTGTGTCCAAAAACATCTTTCTGTTTCCTTCTTTACCTACAATCATAGGCCAATTGGCATAATAAATTTCCCCATCAATATAAGCTAGCTCATCAACAACATCAATTTTATTGAAAATTGTTCGTGGGCAATTTAAATCGAGTCCTTGTACTGGTAATTTATCGTAGTGTGGCCACAATTCTGTTCTAACATGCTGAGGAACATTATACCATGAAACTTGCAAATGATTGTCCATATAAACCTCAGTGAAGGTCAGCTTTAAAAAGTCAAATTCATCCTTAAGCATTATCTTATGGATTTTGTCGAACAAATTAGGTACATATTTCCTAAATCCATTTCTGCAAAACCCTGTGTTTTCAGGGGAAAACATGCCCATGTCATCCTCAAGAAAAATATAGTAATCACTGTCGGTTTGATCGAAATGTTCTGCTGCTCTGAGTCTGCCTCTATTAATCCCTAAATTCTCTCCAGTAACAATATGTTCAAAACCATACTCTTTACATATCTGCTCGTTTCCTTTTATTGCCTCTTCGTTATTAGAGTTATCAATTAAAAATTTCTTTGTTTTATCTAAAAACCCAGGATGCTGTTTATATTTTTCAAGTGTATATCTTACTTGTTGAGGAAAATTAAACGTGAGCATATACAGCGACGTTTTTAATTTAGATGTGTCTAAGCTCTTACGTATAAGAGCAACTCTGTCGTTCGGTATAGACTCTAATGCAACCGCATTATTAATTAACGCTTGGACAAACTTGACAACTAAGCCGTTACCATCTAAAGCATATCGTCTATATTTCTCTGGCTCAACATATGACATAAGAGTGAAAACGCTCTCTTCAGTACCCATAAACCCTCCTCTAAGGGTCTTATCTAGCATTGAGTAATACAACCCATTAGCTTGGTTTATTATTTCTTTTCTTCCGCCAAACAATCCGCCTCGACATACATATTCGACTTTTTTCCCTGCATAACGATTCATTGCATTAAAATCAAATCCATGAATTTCTGTATTTGCTTCATACGGATAGCTTAAAAACAAAAATGTATCGAGATGTGAAATTATGTTATCAAGAGCTCTGTGTTCTGAAAAATATGATTTGCCTACAGTATTCGTTATACCAGCGTCTATCCAAATAAAATATTCAGTATTAAACGGATTCCAAATCGTGACATCGTTGAGTAAAAACATCTTTGATTGAACAATCGGATTGTACCATTCTAAAGATGCTTGAGGACTATTCGATAGCCATCCTCCTTCTCCTGTTTGATTGTACCATAACGGATTAGTTCTAATCTCTTGAGTCTTATTCCAAAACGGAGCATACATATTCCGTATATCTTCTAGCTCATAAATTTTAACGGAAGTATTTTCTCTCGAACGTTTTTCCCAAACTAAGTGTTCATATTCTTTAGGAATATAAATAAACATGTTGGCAGGTGTGTCTAGTAAATTTTTAAAATGTTCTATGTAATGAGAAAAATCTCTTCCTTGACGATTTATATTCCACAGACCTGTAACGATCGTTAGATTTTTATTTTGTATGTTGTTTATTGAAGTTGGCTCAGGCAACACACAACTTTCTCTAACTTTATTTAAATCCCAAAACGCGAGAACTTTTCTATTTCCGTTTTCGAACCCATCAACTCTTACATCTTCTTCTAAATAGGCATCAGGTTCAGGAAAATTGAATGGGGAAGCAATTAAATTGACTGGATAAAACCTGCCGTATTCAACACCTTCATTTTCTCTGTGAACCTCTCCAGATTTGCAAGACGTCCACGTGTGATCATCTATCTTTTTAGCCCATGTAGTGCTTAGTAGGTATTTACAATTTGAATTTAATATATTGTGAATAACCTGCTTGCTGTTTTCTAACGGAAGATGACCTAACACATCCCGTACTATTAATAAATCCGCATCAGGTATTTTATCTGTAATTAAATCGAACTCAACAAAATTAGTGGTTTCGTTTCCGTAATTTTGTGTATTAGCTTCCACTGCCTTTTTAACTATATCTCCGCCAACATAACTTTCAAATGAAGAAACTAGTTCTTTCATCCAATTAAAATCTCCACACGGAATATCAACTACAGTTTTAATATTTTTTGCCGTAATAAGATCTTTTATTTTTTTTCTTAAAATTTTAGTTTCATCTAATGTGCTCCCAGGACCTGATCTACTCTCATTACTCCCGAAACCGTAATTTTCGTAGATGTTTGTAAAAACGTTTTTGTAATCCATATTGTATTATTTTTTAATCTTGCATACCCATGCTGCCGGTGTAAATTGTTCTTGCATAAATGAATCTAAACAGTATTTGGCAACTGATTCTTGAATGTCTGAGTCTTGTATTTCATGCCAATTCCAAAATTTCATGTAAACAGTTTTTTTAAAATATTCAGGAGTGGAAGCATAATCGTGTGCCATAATTATGTCTCCTTGTTTTATATATCTAGACAATAAGTTAAATTCACCAATTTTCCAACCGCCGTCACACAACACTAGCGTTATTCCATCTTGCTGAATATATTCAATTGTTTCAGCTTTAACTTGACTATAATCTTCATTAAATAAATTTTCTATTTTAACATGTATACCGTTAGTTTCTAACACTTTATACCCTGGTTGATAATGAATATCATTAGTTAATATAGTCGTAATCAAATTCAACTCTTCGCATATTATCTTGAGAAATAAAGTAAAACCTCCCATGGACGTGCCTATTTCTAAAATTCTAGACGGCTTAATGGCTTTTATTAGATTGTAAAATGATTCATATGTGTACGGGTTTTGCTGAGCTCCATGATTTAAATAGCACGATATGCTATCGTGTGATTCTAAGTTTGATCGCTTTGTTATATTTTGTTCATTAAACATATTGTTTTATATTCTGTTTGCTTTTAGTTTCAAATAATCATTCAAAAATCGTTTAGTGTATCCGACCGCAAATGTGTTATTTGAATTGTTGTCTATAGACATGTGTCCTCCCCAAAATGAAAATACATTAAAAATGTCAGCACTTATTATGTTGTAATGCTTGTTATGTAAATATCTAAATACGTATTGATCGTCAGTACAACCGTGTGGAAATCCGTTTTTGACGTCCCCAGACATGTAATCAAGGCACTCTTTCAATAAATTAAGAATATAATATTTCTCACCTAAAAACACACCTGCATTTAATCCAAAAGGAAGAACGTTGCCGTATTTTTCTTTGTTTTTCTCTAAAAAAGATTGATATTGAGAATTGTAGAAATCACTTAAATAATTTCGATCCAGCGGTTCATACCCCGTGCCAGCATACTGATTTTCTATGTTAAATAAAATTTTGCAGTCATAAAATTCTAAATATTCAGACGGATTAATAATATCTTTCAAAATTAATGTATCTAACCCGTCTAGATATAAAATATACTTCGGTAAATTGTCGTAATTATTTTTTATGTGAAAATATAGAGTTTCTACTTTGGAAATCCACTTGGTGTAGTGTTCAATTTTTAAAAAATTAACTTGATTGTTATTTTTTATCTTTATTGAATTTAAAGTACTTGCGTTTGCTGAGTGATTATCCGTTACGGTAAAAATTGCTAAATCTTCAGTCAAGTAAACGGACGTGTTTTGTAGTTCGTTTTTAAAATCAGTTAAAATTGACCCACAAAGATATCTGCCATGCAGAACATTGAATTGGAAAAAATCTTTCAAATTGTTAATTTAATTAAAACGTTTAACTTAAGCTAACCAAAATCTTTCTACCTGTGGATTGTGATTTACTATTAAAATTTTGGGGCTTAAATTTAAATCTGCTGGTTGGTTTATTCCTAATACATTATATACAGCACCTAATAAATATTCATCATTTATTGCATACCATCCTCTGAAACAATTCATTTTATTTTGATCGTATAAATCGAATACTACATCGTTCCACATAGTAAACAGCTCCATCATTTTAGTTGAATCACAAAAAACATATAAACGAGCTGCCTCATCAAATACTTTAATTTTAGAGCTTGTCGTTAAATTGTATTTTTCGTTCAGTAAATTTACGACTACTTTCATTTTAACATCCTCGGATTCAACATCCCAACGGGAAACCATATTATATAATATATTTTTATTGTTGAGATGTTCTTGTTTTAATACATCAAAGTTAATATGTGAGTCAGTTCCGAGCATGGCTATGTTATGCACGTTAAATGCAGCGGCTTGTAAAAGATGGAAACGAGTAGTTGAAAAAGGAAATTTATAATCTGTTTCTACAAATTTTCTTGCGTAATCATCAACGTCATAACTTTCTAAAAACGATTCATATTGCTCTAATTTTGGATATGTGTCATAAAAATCTTTAAGCTCGTGTACTATAAGATTTTTGCGCTGCACATCTGCAAAGTATTTTTTATCATCTGTTAATATAAAATAATATAAATTGGGATGGTCAAAATACAAATTGGTTATTTTTTCTAAAGCTGTTTTTCTGTATGTCGGTCCGCAACACGTATAGCAAATAGCTAGTTTTTCGTTAAACTGTAACATTATTTTAATTATTCGAAGTTTGGATTTTATTTACAACAAAATAACACACCCATGAAATCTGGAGTTTGTTTGAAATTAGCTTTAACCTTTATCGTGAATCCCCATTCTTTTGTCTTTTTAATAAAGGATTGCTTTAAATCTTCTGAATGAAATTCTATAGCTAATTCTGTTATATTGGTTAGATCTTCTGCAGTTAAATCTAAAAGTAACACTTCTCCGCCTTCTATATCACACTTTAAAGCTGTTATTGAATGATCTTTTATTAAATTTCTAACTTGATCGGCTGAAGATAATATAACAGAATTAAAAGTAAATTTTGAGTTATTTTTAGTTTCGTTTATATAAAATGTGATATCGTTGCTGTAAGAATCTATTCCAACAACCTTATTAGCTGTTTTGCCAAAATATATAGGACTGCACTCTTCTATGTTTGTTGTGTGCCATCTGCCGCATCCCAGATCTAAAACATTGTGACCACTGACGTTAAAGTGAATCCAATGGTCAGTCGAGTTCTCAGAATTTATAGTGTAATCAACCATCTTTATAAACTATTAGTTAATGTGTTATTTCCAATTTATGTTCTACTCTTTCTGCCCACCCTTTATCTTTATGAACTGCCCAAGCAACCATTTTTACTGGTTTTTTACCAGTGTAAGTAAAAAATTCTTCGAAATGGATAGGTTTGCCAGTGCTAATGAAATCATGCAATTCTTTTCCTTGTATGCTTCTAGATTTCACCCCAACTCCATCTTCGTCATCAAAGGCTATAAGAATTGATGAATAATTACTGCCTGGTAACTCATGTCTGTGAACAGTAACTAAATTATAGAATGAGTTAACCCACGGACTGTCGTTTGGAGTTGGTGGATATTGATTTGATAAGGCATATTCCTGTACTTTCTTCTCTTTAAAATTAACTCCAGCAAACACCTCATATTCAGCTAAAGTTCTAGATGTCCCTAATCCATAGTCACCAAAGACAATAGAATCATCTTGTTCAACTCCGAATAGCACACGGATTTTTTTGCGAGCAAATTCTTGTTTGTTATACCAATCAATTCCAAACTTTCCGTCATCATCCCATTTTAACATTCCGCTTCTTTCTTCTCTCATTGTAGAATGCCAAATTACTAATCTGTGCGGATGGAAAATGTTATAGCCATGTGTAAATGACCTTACGGACAAATTAATCTCTTCGCCGCTAAAATATATGTCTGGATCATGCTTAACGTCTCTGGCCCACTGGCTTCTAGCAAAAGAGAAATGACCCGACAAAAACCGAGCGTGAGCTGGTTCTGTCATAGTCTCCCATCCTGAAAGCAATGCTGGACGTATAAAAATAGTACCATGAGGATAAAAACAAGCGAATTGAGCCTGCCAAGGAACGTCTGCTCTACCTACCGGATCCTTAAATGGGTTATAATGAGGTAGATATCCAGCAATAATTGGTTTGTACCCTTGCTTCTCCATTTGAGAGTGCATTCCGATTAGAGTTGAATCCCAATTTTTGGTGAATCTGTGATGAGAGTCTAATTGTAAAACAAAATCCTCGTCTGTTAAAAGCTTTTCGTTTATTTGAGCTCTGGCCCACGGTAGACCCAAAGCCTCCTTATATGGAACATCCATTATTTTAAATCTAGAATCTAATCTAAATTCGTCTATGTTATCAAATTGGTCAGCAGGATTATATTGCCTGCAAACCCCGAAATGTATTCGCTCTGGATACTCAGCGTGTGATAACGCATCTTTGATTGTAGGAATGAGCTCAGGGTCTCTATAGCTCGGTAAGTGTACTAAAATGGTTTCTGTATTACTCATATTTTATAATTTGTTCAATCTTATCGCACCATCCTTTAGAAATACTGTGAGGCCAAAATCTTGACGAGTATGGTAACTTGTTGTCATCATAATCTACCCACACGTGGATAAATTTGTCGTTTGGATCTTTGTTTAATAAAGTTTTAATTTCTGGCTCTCCGACATCTCTTCTAAATAAATCCTCTCCTGCTGTATTCAGCATAGCTACCACAAAAACATTATAATCAGTTTCTGTAAGAGATTCTTTAAAAATACTTACACAGGTTTTAACTTTATTTTTTAACCCTTTTTCATAATCTCCTTTTATTGGTGGTCTCTCATTATTTAAAGTTTCTTCGTGAATTTGACGTTTGCTGAAATTCAATCCAGCATATCTTTCATAATCTTGTAGTGTTCTTTCCTCACCAAATCCAAACCCATTTAAATCTTCATTACTGTTTCCCATTCCAAACAAAGCCCTGAACCGAGCATAAGATTTTTTATCTTTATCAGACCATCCTGAATGATCTCCCCAATGTTTAGGTTTGCTCTCTCTGCCATAAAAATGCCAAGCAAGTATTTTATGAGGACTAAATAGATCGTATCCGTGAGTGAATGCTCGTACTGCAAGTGAGGTTTCTTCTCCGTGAAAATAAAAGTCTGGATCGTAAGGTACTTCTACAACAAACTTGCCTAATGTAAAAATGTAATGACCAGATATGAATCTTGATGGAAAGGGTTTTTCCTGATTTTGCCAATCAGGTAATGCAGATGGTCTCAAGAAAGCTGGACCTTCCGGCAAGAAACGTTCTATTCCCATAATCCAAGGGTGAGTTATTCTATCTAACGGGTCTTTGTCAGGAAAGTAACATGGTAAATATGAAGAAAGAATAGGTTTTTTATATCCATCAACTTGCAAATCCTTAAGCATATTGATAGACTCTGTATCCCAATTTTTAATAAATCGGTGATGACTGTCTAATTGCAATGTAAACTCCTCGCCTTTGTAATGTTGTTGAATTTGACTCCTAGCCCAACAAGCGCCGTTACTTTGTTCAAAAGGAATGTCTAGTATGTTAAATCTGGAGTCGTTTTTATACTTGTCTATATTTTCGTCTAAGCCATGTTGCCACGCGATGCAGAAGACTAAATTTTCCGGAAATTCAGCATTTGCAACACAATCATCAATAGTTGGGATTAACTCAGCATCTCTATAAGATGCTATTTGAATGAAAATTTTTGATTTAATCATAAAGGCTGATCAAGCTACCCAATCAACAGTCTTTATGTCTGTCACGTCGAAATAAATTGCGTGACCAATTGAATTGCCTTCATTAATCAAAAATCCTCTAAGTTTTCTGGGAGTTTCTGAGTAAGGAGTTCGTTTTTCTAAAATCTCTTCTTTTGTAACGAAGTATTCCTTATTTTCAAACTGTTTTTGAATCGCTTTTCTTAAGAATTCTTGCAAATCTCCTCTGCCGACTTGTTCTTGAGTTACTGTGTAATAAGTTGGTTGTGACATTAGACCGGTAATTATCCCATCAATCTAATGTTTTACAACAAGTAATTTTAAAGCTTAAAACCAAAGCTCAGCAGAGGTATTTGAAATATCTTTTAATAGCTTCATACAAGTTTTAGTCTTGTACATTAACGAATTAATTCGTTTTTTTCTAGCAGGAGTATCGTTAATTGGATTAAGCTGAGCAATTCTCAGCTTTTGGTAGAGTCTGTCGGTAAGAGAATAACACGTTGCTATATCTTCCTCGACGTTTTCAAGCGGATAAGGGAGAGGTTTTCTCTCTTTCGGCTGGAGCATATCGGGATTAATCTGATTAAAAATTGAATGATCTTTAAAAGAATTCATTAGAGTTTAATAATGACTTGCTGTACTAAATTTTTGGAAATCCATTAGATCATTTGGCAGTAGTTTACGATCAGGATCTTTAGGAATCTCGCGTGGAACAACAGGATAGCAAATTGTAAAAATGTCAGGATAATCTTTAAAATATCGTTTAGCAAAATAAACGTCAAACCAATCATATGGGTTTGTTTCCATTTCTTCTGGAGTAATTAATTGTTTTTGACCTCGCATTTTTAATTCATGATTTGCGTGTCTTGCGTATTCTACAGCTCTCGCTCTAAACTTATTGAGTTCAATAGCAAGTTTAGCTTGTAAAGCTCGTTTTTTTTCTCGATCAGGTTCTGCCTGTCTGTATTGAGTGTATTGTTTTCTTATGCTGGCAGCATCTTTACATATTTGAAGTATTTGAGAAATAGCTTCTTGTAACAACTGACTAGGATCAGATTCAGTCTGAATTTCGGTAAAAACGCGCTCACACAACAATAAAAAGTTAATATTACTCACTCTTTTATTTAATCTAACTCAGCAAAGTTATTTATATAATATACCGCTCCTACACAAAATTGTGCTATTTACGGCAAAATAGTCTGTGAATCCAACTATACCAGTCGGACCACTCGACTGCAAATACGAGTTTAGTCCAGCAAATACTAACCAAAAACATAATATTGTTAATAAAATAACCGTATTTTGGTTTGGTGTGTGCCATTGCTTCAGTAACTAATTTTTCTGTTTGTTCTGGAGTGAGATTTATTGTTTTCATTTCATCTATAATACTACTTAACTATTGTGGACAGCTCAACGTTATTCCGCTTGCTTTTCAAATGTTGATCCAGCTAGACCAACTGGAGTAGTTAATGTGGTTGCTGTGAATTGCATATACACTCCGTTGGTTTGATTACAAGACTCGCATTTAAATGTGTTTTTTTGATTCAGTTTGATGAAAGTTGTGTTCGGTTGCTGACAATACGCACACGACAATTGAACCGTAAAGTTAGCTAACTTGTCTAATGCTTCAAGCTCAACAAATTCTCGTGAAATTCTTTCTCTTTGAGCAAGAAACGTATTTATTGCAAAAAAACATACAATTTGAACTAGAATTGCTAGCCAAAACCAAGAAAAAAAGTTTCCAGCAATTGATGGTCCAACAAATCCACAAATCGTAGCCACACAAGCTGTGGCTAGAACGGAAATACCTATTACTATTAAATCAAATTTGCTTAAAAATTTATTCATTTCTCTGTAACCTTATTGTAAAGAATGTCTGTTGCTGAATCCACGTATTTTTGAATTTTTAATGGTTCGAGGTCAAAGCTATCAAATGGGATTTTTTTATCTTCGCACTTGTCCCCAATAATGTCAATAGCGTCTTTAAGTGCAGCCCAGCGACACAACTCATATAAAGACATATCAGCAATAATAACTTCTTTTTTAGGGTACTCTTGTTGTTTGGTGTTTTTCTTCATCGAGAGGGAGTATACTCTACTTTCTTCATTGAAGACAACGAGAATTTTACCGTTTCCTCAAATATTTCTTCTGGAAGCTGCTCAACAAACGTTAAAATACCCGTGTTGACTGCGTTGTTGAAATCTTCTATTGTTAGATAGAATGGTTCTGCCCCAGGAATATACAAAAATTGATAATAATCCTTAGATTCTTCTAAAAAAATTAAAAAATCTCCAGCTCTGATTTTATCAAAACTATAAAAACCTCGTTTGATGGGTAAAAAATCTTTCTGCATTCATTAATAATTACACAAAAAATTAAATAAATAAACCTTTCGATCACTATATCATTGAAATAAATCAAATGGCCTTTAAATACTAATATGACCTATAGACCCTATACAAATAATGCTGGGGTACCTGGAAGTTCTACTGCATCAGTAAAACCTCAACCGTATCCACAAACTTCATTATTAGGAGCCTTCGTATCTCGTTTGCCGTATGCATATCAAATCATTGATACGATGGTAAAAAATAACCCAAAGTTCTATGAGTTCAAGAACCAATCCTCTAAAAAAGAGGAGATGTTACAAGATCAGTCTGTATTTTTAAATCAAACACAAACGTTAGATAACTACGGTAACGGAACTCCGGGATCATTTGCAATAAACAAAGATTATCAAGCATTTGTATATGCAACCGTCGATAAAGACAAACAACGTAGATTGTCTGACTACAGAAGAATGGCAGCGTATGCTGAGCTTGCTGATTGTTTAGATGAAATATGTGACGAGTGTATAGTAACGGACGAAAACGGAGATATTATTAAATTTCAAGTCAAAGGATCATACAGCAAAAATATTCAAGACTCTCTTAAAAAAGAATTTGATAATTTTATACAAATATATGATTTGGAGCATAATGGTTGGGAAAAATTCCGTCAATTGCTCGTCGAAGGTGAAATTTTTTACGAAACTTTAATTAAAAACAAAAGAGAGGATCTTGGCGTTATTGGGTTAGTTTCTATACCGTCAGATTTAGTAAATCCAGTATATCACAACGTACAAAACGAAATTATTAAAGGATACTTGTTGCGTAAACCAATAATAGGACCAACACAGTCAATTAATACTGAAGATCAAGAAGAGCTGATTTTTCTTCAAAAAGCTCAGGTCAGCTATGTTAACTCTGGTTGTTGGAATGAATTCAAAACTATGAGAATTCCCTTCATTGAGAATTCTAAAAGAGCATATCGCCAGTTAAGTCTTATAGAAGATTCAGTTGTAATTTATCGTTTGGTCCGAGCACCTGAGAGGTTGGTATTTAAAGTTTATACAGGAAACATGCCTCCACCAAAAGCTGAATCATATATTAAAAGTTTAATGATGAAATATTGGTCTAAAAAGACCTTTAATGGAGCAGAGGGCAAAACAGCTAACGTATATGATCCCCAATCCATGTTAGATTCTTATTGGTTTCCAGTCGATGCTCAAGGACACGGAACGGATGTTAACCCAATTACTACTTCTACAAATTTAGGTGAAATTAAAGATTTGGATTATTTTCTAACAAAGTTGTACAAGAGTTTAAAGGTTCCAATTTCCAGATTCATGACTCCTGGCGATCCATTCAAGGATGGAACAGAAATAACTAGAGACGAATTACGTTTTGCTAGGTTTATTATTAGAATTCAATCTCAGTTTGCTTCGGGCATCAAACAAACTTTTATTACCCATTTAAAGTTAAAAGGATTGTGGAAAGACTATAATTTAAAAGAGCAATCAATAAAAATTAAATTTAATGAACCAACGTCGTTTATGACGATGCGGAATCAACAAATTTTAAGTTTGAGGTTTGAAAATTATAATGCTGCTACTCAAGGAGATGCTATATCGAAGTCGTATGCCCAAAAATATTATTTAGACATGACTGCTGAGTTAATGACAGAAAACAGAGAATGGCTCAGAAAAGATGCGGCTCTTAAGTGGGAGTTGGGTCAGATCGAAGCATCAGGACCAAATTTCAGAGAACAATTAGCATCACAACAAGGTGGTGGAGAAGCTGCTCTTGATGATGGTGGCGGAGAAGCTCCTGCTCCTGATCTCGGAGGTGGAGGAGCGCCTGAATCTTCAGATATTCCTGAATTTGGCGGCGGAGAAGCTCCTGATGCTGGTGGCGGAGAAGCTCCTGCTCCTGAGGCGGGTGGCGGAGAAGCTCTTGCTCCTAATGCGGGTGGCGGAGAAGCTCCTGCTTCAGTGTAATGTTAATGAGTTAATACTCACTTGTGCTTATTCGGGTAACTTTGATAAATAATAAACATGCCTGGACCAGTAATACCAATCGGTTATAAAGGAGGAACTAATTACAATCCCTCTATTACAACATACGAAGAGCTCTCAATACGTTTACAACGACAGCTTGGTGCTCCGTTAATCAACTTAGAGATATCAGACGAACAAGTTTATGATTGTATTACAGATGCAATTGAATATTTTACGAAATGGGCAGGATATACGGAGGAGTATCTAATATTCAGTTCTAAGCTCTACACTACTGGTTATGGAATTAAAATAGAAAACCTTGTAAATAACACTCCTGAATTAACCTCAAGTAATACTCCAAGTCTTTCGACGTCTTATGATTACGATTTGGCAAGCTATAGAAAGGTAATAGATTGCTTTGAGTTTTCTAAAGGAGAAGATACTGGTATTAATACGCTGTTTACAATGGAACAATCAATGGCGCAACAAGTTTATTCGAGTTATATGGTGGGTAACTTTGGGTTTGACTTAGTAACTTGGGAAGTACTTAAAGGATTTATTGATACTAGAAATAAAGTACTTGCAATGGTTCCTCACTTTAGATTTGATGCTAGAGAACAACTGTTAAGGATTATTCCTGAACCTACTTCTAATCACACGTATTTAGGTATAGTTGGATGTTATATAGAGCGTCCCATCAAACATTTAATTAGTGAAAGATATGTACAAAAATTAGCATTAGCAAAAATGAAGATTGCTATTGCTAGAGTCAGAGAAAAATATAGCGGAACAAATTTATTTGGAGGTGGATCAGTAAACAGTCAAAGCTTGCTTTCAGAAGGTATTGCAGAAGTAGAAAAGTTCGAACAAGAAATCAGAGAGTCTTATATCGATAACACACCACCAACATTCTTTATTGGATAACAATTAAATATATTTATATGCAAGACAAAAAAGCAGTAGGTTCTACAGGATCCGTTAAAAAATACTCAGCAACATTACAAGCCAATGTAAATGAATCTAAATCTTCTTGGTTTGATAAAAATTTTAAATTTAAATCCGTAGCAGCTTTCGACAAAGCAACAACGGTAACATACGGAATTGTATGTGAGCCTAGCATTAATTTATCAGCAAAGTTTACAAAAGATCAATTAGACTCAATTGAAATTAAGGATAGTGCTGATTTTAAAGGACAACACCATCTTTTATTTCAACTTAAAGATAATCTTATTAGCAAGAGCGATATTATGAATGCTGAAAAAGTTATTCGAAAACTGGCTTCAAGATTGTATAAAAAAGTTACAAGCACTGAAGACATTAAAGAGATTGCAATACAAATTCAGCAAAGAGGGGTTAATAAATATAGAGAAGATATTCATTCATTAGAAGAATCTCGTTTTGAATTTGATGCACTTTTTTTAAAAGTTATTAACTCTTGAAAAAAAACTCAAAATATAGACAAGGCGTCTTCAGACCAAACTTTCCTGAAAAATATAAAGGAACGTTTCCAATATATTTTAGAAGCTCATATGAGTTAAAATTTCAAAAATGGGCTGACAACAACTCCAACGTATTAACATGGGGATCTGAAACTATAATAATTCCTTACCCAAATCCACTAACGGGACGAGTATCTAGATATTTTACTGATTTTAACATAACCCTTAAAGATAAACGCGGAGAAATAAAAAGTTATATCATAGAAATTAAACCGTCCAGCCAACTTCTTCCGCCTTCACAAAAAGGAAAGAGCACCAAATCTTTAATTAGACAACAAACAGATTACGTTAAAAATCAAGCAAAATGGAAAGCTGCTGCTGAGTATGCTGAGCGCAAGGGAATGATTTTTACTATAATAACAGAAAAACACTTAGGGATTTGATGTGTTATTTAATTTAAGACAATCTATTTCTGCTTTTAATTCTTTTATTGCCTCTATTAGTACGCCAACTAAATTGCCATACGCTACGGTTTTAATTCCGCTTACTTCGCTAACTACTTGAGGAACAATAGACTCGACCTCTTGAGCAATTACTCCAACGTGAGAGCTTTCGTCATCTTTTCTCTGGAATTCTACTCCACGCAACAGCATTACTTTTGATAACGCATTATCAATCGTGTTAACATTCTTTTTAATACTAGCGTCAGAAAAAGAAGCAATATCACCAGAAGTTGTTAATCTTCCGTCTGAATCCAAATTCATTCGAACGGATCCTGAATGATGCCATCGGAGATTTGGAAGTTGATCTGATCCAAAAGTATCATTGTGCCAGAATTGAGATCCATCCAAAGCTTTTGAAAAAGTAATTTTCCCACCGTTTATTTTATCATTCTGTCTTGATAGGACGAGATTGTCAACTTCTGTCTCTCCACTAAGTGTTGCTCCATTCTTAATGGTTACGTTTCCTGTACACAAGTTGAAACTTAATGGTCTTAATTCATTACTTTGACTTAATGTCTCTCCGTCCTTTGTTATTTTAAATGAGTGAGTTTCACCATCGTTCTGTTCAATGACACTAGCTTTTTCGTTGAAATGTATTACTTGATCTTTAAACGCAACGTCCGATAAAAAATTTGCATGTTTAGAGACGTTTATCCTAAGAAAATTCACACAAGAATCATCAATGGTACTTACAAATCCATCCGCATTTGTTGTAACAAATTGGTCAAGATTAAATCTAGCCTCTTTATTAACCGTTGAATCAAATCCCAATATCCATTTGTTGTGTTTATTATCCGAAACGGTCAGCTTTGATATTTGTTGTATGTCAGTCATTTCTATGATTATTTTAAATTGTATTGGGTTTCCTTAACCATTAGTGGCGAGGACAATGAGGTGTTGGTGTAGGAGTGCGAAATGGGCACGGAGATGGAGTTGGTGAAGGGGCACAACGTGGTGACGGGAGTGGTTCTGGAGTTGATGAAGGTGTTGGTATTGGAACCGGAGCACATTCAACTATTACGGGATTTAGTATAGCATTTACAGACATGAAATTTACTCTTCCTTCAGTAAAGACTCCAGTAAAGCGCGCGCCATGTACGTTGTCTCCTTGCAATGAATATCCAAACGGCATTCCTAATCTGCTCTTGTGGAATATAACATCCGCTCTTATTATGTTATTAACCGACACGTACATAACTAGTCTGTTCGAATCAGTTTCAAAACCAGACCCATCAGTGTAGTATAGAGTATCATTATATATAGCATCTAAATACACCACACTTTGGTGATCTGCTTCACAACCCATCAGGCAATATTTGATTACCTTAGGAGGTAATGAAGGAGTTGGAGTAGGTGAAGCGATTATTGCAATAGTTGGAGTTGGAGTAACAGTTACGGTCGGAGTTACAGTCGGAGTTACGGTCGGAGTTACGGTCGGAGTTGGCGTAGGTGAAGGAGTAACTCTCATTGGTACACACGGTTGACGTTTGTCAATAATCGTGGTTTTATATAACTCATAAAAATCTGCAGCTTGCTGTTGAGTAAGTCCTTTAAGAATTGCCACAAACGAGAGATGTTGCTCAGAAAAAAACGAATTTTGCAGAAGATTATTTGAATTATATCCACCGATGTATAAATTTATGTTTGGAAGAACGTCTAGTGTTGGATGTGGAGTTGGAGTTTCGTTAGTAACTACAGATTGAGCTATTCCGTTCTTGTGAATGAATGCCTCGTTGGCTCCTGAACGTGATGCTAACCAAAACCCTGGAGAGCCGCTTATTTCTGTAGTTAGTGTCTCGGATTTATATGAACTAAAAAATCTTACTGGACCAATTTCGCTTATATCTAGTCCTAATTTAGCCTGTTGGCTTTCATAGGCTCCAACCGTACCGTATTCTGTAGTAGAAGGTCGATATTGAGGATCAATTACTTCAACAACTAATGAAACATTGTTTGGAGAAAAGCCAGCAGATAGCGGATTTAATGTTGTATCAATAAAACTTGTTGAATTTCCGGAAAAATTAGCTCCGCACAAATTCCAACTAACGCCATAAGCAACAGCATCAAAATACCCTAGTTGTTCTTCTTGTGCACAGAGACACGGATGCTCCGTGTATCCCAGACCGCCGATTGAATATACGGTTGGAGAAATTCCTACATTTTTATCAGTAGTTAAGAACCAACACGCAACATCATTCCATAATCCTAAGTCATATAGACCTTCCACAAATCTGAACACCATTCTACGATTTTTAGATTGAGGAGTTAAAGAAGAAATTCTATTAAAGTACTCCTGGACTTTTAAAAATGAAATATTGGATGTTATAAACATAAAATTACCATATAGAAGACTTGTTTTTGTAGTCCCATCTCAGAGAGCATGAATAGTTTGAAGACAGGATTATGTATTGTGATGAAGTGCAATCGTTTCTTACGAAGTTGAAGTCAGAACTCGTAATAGTTATTACTGACGTACTTTTATTTGTTAGAGTATAAAGCGTGCCTTTAACTCCGTTTACAAATCTTTCTATTGTTACATCTGAGTCTGAATGTAACTCTACATCATTTCCTTTTCTTGGTAGTTCTGTGCATTCTGAAGCTATTGTGGTTGCTGTATCGAATACGACAAGAGAAGGATCAGTTGAGGCAAATGAACTACCAAAATCAGTTTTTTTAGTCCAAATGCTTCCTTTAACTAAAACGTCTGCTCCAAATGTAGCAAGATCTTCACAGCAAAGAGTGTGGACTGTAGTCTGATTTGCTGAGAGTATATTTGAAGTAGTGTGATGAGAGGATAACCTATCAGTTGTAGCAAATCCTGCTGATAAAATATTTGATCTCGTATTATATGCGGACAGAGAAACTATTGAAGCATTAGTAGCAGTCAACGAACCTGTTTTAAGTGTTGTTGAAAAAATTTCTCCAGAAGCACTAATATTTCCTAAAACGGTAAATCTTTCATTCGGTTCTGTTGTGTTTACTCCAATGAATCCAGGACGCTCTTGTGTGCCTTCTATATAAAATACGCTATTTCCACTATCTGTAAAATTTGCAATAGCATTATTCCCTGTCTGATCTACATTTAAAGCGGGTCCGTCTCCAGTATTTGTAATGGTTACTGCTGATGTAGCATAAACAAGAGTTTCAATACGAGAGAATTCTCCATCAATTTGAATGTTGCCTTTAACTCTTAAGTCTCGCTCTACTGTCACGTCTCTACCAAAATATACATCATGTACAACCGAAAGATTGTGTGCAACCGTTAAGTCGTTTCCAACTAGTACGTTGTTTCCAAACGTTCCGTTTATATCTGCTGTCAGGCTTTGTGTTGTGATTAGATCACCTTGTGAATAAAACTCTCCTGTGAAGGGAGAATCAAACGAAGCAATAGGATCGTATCCTTTATCTGGATACTTTGCATCTCTAATCTCATTCGCAGGCACAGAATGGTGATTAAATCTGTGAAATTTTTGATGGAGTCTGTTGCTCATTGTCGAAGATTATTTAATCGAACCAGGACTTAAAAACCGACAAATCCAATTCTTCTAATTGGGTTATCAGCATTTCGATAGCAACTTCGCACTCCTTAGTCGAATTTAAACTACTTGCCAGCACGTCTATGATATTGTTTTCTATTAAATCTTCAACTATTGCTTCTATCTCGTTGTTTTTGCTGTGCATAAATGTATTGCTATTTATCAACTTGCAGCTTAAATAAATTTATGGCAACAATTGAAGAAATCGGAAGGCTAGCTAGAGACTCACAAGTCATAAAAAGAGCTGTCAATACAAGCATGACATCTAACAAAGCAGTTCCTTCTAAAAAAGCGGCGTCTGACTGGTTTTTTGAGCACATGGGTGTTATGGACGGACAGACAAACCCCCAAACAACAGAAGGAACTACGATTGATAGATATTCAAGACTACATTTACAAAAAACCGCTTCAAGTTATTTTGCTGCAGAAGGAGCAGCAGAGGCTCCTACTAAAATTGGTCCTGATACCGTTAAGCCAACTGCATTACCTACTGAAGGGTTTGCTGCAAGAATAGCTGAAACTGCTCAAACCGCGAGAACCAATATCAGTCAAGTATTAAAGCCTATATCATCTTCTACTGGCTCCACTTTAGGTACAAACACATTGATGACAACTAGTCCACTGGGGTCTCCACAAGCCATATCACACTCCATGGCAGCACTTTCTAACAGCGTCAATCCTTCATTTACACAAAAGTTGGATTCTACTTTTAAAAAATATAAAGTTGATGGTTTAACTCACATGCCAGGAAAAATGATGGGATCAATTCAGCATCTAGCAAATGCTGCAAGCAAATTGTTGTCCGTTCCTTTAGAATTTATGTCTGATATGTATAGAGGAGTAATGAAGCTAGCAAAATCAATAGCTAAAATTGCAGATTCCATTATAACCATGGTGACTAAGTTTTTCATTGGACCTGGAGGCCTAATGGATAGCCTTATGGGATCAGGTTTAGTTAAGGGGTTTTTAAGTATCGTTAAACAAATAGGAGCAAAAGCTTTAACATTAGTTCAATCATTTGGTGGAGCCAACCTCATAGGTAGTTTGACAGGCTCTCTTGGAAATTTTGCGTCAATGGGTTCTAAATTTTTAAGCAATCCTATGGCTTTAGCTCAAAGTTACTTACCACAGATGCCTGGTGGGCTCGGAGGATTAGTTGGCTCTTTAGGAGGTGGGCTCGGAGGATTAGCTGGCTCTTTTGGAGGCTTAGCAGGAGGTCTAGGAGGAGGCGGCCTTGGAGGAGCAATTGGAGGACTGGGAGGCGGTCTTGGAGGAGCTATTGGAGGGTTGACCGGCTCTTTAGGAGGCGGACTTGGAGGCTTAGCAGGAGGTCTGGGAGGTAAACTTGGAGGCTTAGCTGGTTCTCTGGGAGGCGGACTTGGAGGCGGTCTTGGAGGAGCCATTGGAGGCTTAACTAGTTCTTTTGGAGGTGGACTCGGAGGCATAGCTGGTTCTTTGGGAAGTAGTCTGGGAGGTGGACTTGGAGGCATGGCAGGCGGTCTCAGAGGTTTAACTGGTAGTTTAGGAGGTGGACTTGGAGGCATGGCAGGCGGTCTTGGAGGTTTAACTGGTGGACTTGGAGGCATGGCAGGCGGTCTCGGAGGTTTAACTGGTGGACTTGGAGGTGGAATTAATAATGCAATTGGTTCAACAATAAGTGGATTTGGCGGAGGAAAGGCACTCGGAGGCGGAGGCATTGGAGGGGCCTTAACAGGCCTAGCAGGTTCCGTAGGAGGTAGTTTAGGAGGGTTGGGTGGAGGAGCTATTGGTGGAATAACTGGAATGCTTGGATCTTTTAAAGGCGGAGGAGGCATGGTCGGCAACTTAACTGGAGCTTTTGGTGGTAATATAGGAGGCATTGCAAGTGGAGTTGCTTCCGCTCTCATGTCTGGAGGAGGAGGTGGAATATTCAGTAAAATTACTGCTCTTGCTGGAAATCTTTCTTCTATGGCTGATCCGTCCCGAATTATGTCTATGCTGGTTCCACCTCAACTTGGAAGTCAGTTAGGTGGTCTGTCTAAAGCACCAGGATTAGGATTTCAGGGAAATCTTGGATATGGTGTTGGAAATAAATTCGACGCAGTTAAGGGAATGGCTATGCAAGGTGCTCTATCGACTCTTGGAGGTCAAGCTGGAATTTTAGCTCCTTTATTGGGACTTGCAACAAGCAAACCAAATTTAACAGACAAAGCAGCAAATGGTCCGTTAGCTGCAACAGAGTGTAGTTTCAGTCCAGGACAAATTGCAGCACACGGACATATACAAGAAACTGATAGTTCTGCAAGAGCAATATTTTTCCAAAAGGGTGAGTTTGCTGATCAAAGAAAAATTTAATAATAAATATGAGACAACACTGGGGAAACCACTTGGGAATCTGCGTTAATAATGCAGATCCAGAAAAAAGAGGAAGAATTCAAGTATTCGTTCCTCATATTATGCCGGCATTATTCGAGGAATGGAATGAAGACGGGAAAGATATTACTATGGAGTGTGTCGGAGATAATATTCCTAATGGGCTAAGTTCTAGTATCGTTGAGCGGTTAATAAAAATACTTCCATGGGCAGAGGCAGCTTCACCCATCGTTGGTATGTCTGGTGGAGGAGGAAGTGTTACGTCAGGTGCATCTATAGGAGAGGCAATTGCTGCTCAAACAGGAAATCCCGTTCCTGGAGTTGACTCCTCAGCAGGAGTTCCAGGAGCACCTACACAAGGTACTGTATTAGATCAATCTCCAACAACAGTAGATCCTGGTAATGCTCAGCCTCCACCAAGCTCACCAGGAGGACCGATAAAATTTTCTGATAAAGCTAGTGAGGGAAAGGGAATGAGCACTATGCCTGGAGGAACCAATGGAAATTGGGGAGGAAGTATTCAAGTGTTAAGTGATTTACTGCCTGAAGGATACAATTATCAACCATCTAGCACTAAACGGAAATATCCGCCACCAGATAACTCATATACAAACAACCCGAATTCTGATCACAACTGGGCTTGGGATAATGCTTATGGTATTGATTTGGCTGCAAGAACATTTGGTTCAGGATTAACTACAAGAGGATCAGCAGCATTTAACAAAGCTAGTGAATGTGCATTGGGAATTTGGAATAACATTCGTGCTCAAGTAGGTAAAGCTCCTTACCCGCCAGGCACTCCGTGGACTGCTCAACTGGCAGCTGAAGCTAAAGCAAGCGTAGTGCTTCCAAGTGGGTATCGAACTCAATTGATATGGTGGGCTGACTCGGGTCATAAAAACCATATACATTTTGGAGTAAAGTATCAAGGGCCTACAAAATCAACAATGAGCGAAAGTGCAAAACCTCCTCCTGTTGCTCCTTCAAGTTCAAAAGACGGCGGGTTAAAAGCTAGTGACAAAACGGTGCCTGCCAACCAGCCATCTTTAGTAGGTACCAAATCAGAAATGGGAGATTGTCCTCCGCCTGCTCCATCTACATTACAAAGTTTAGGAGGAAGCCCTGCTCCTCCAGGAATTTTACCTGGAGGAGAAGGGATTGCAAGTACGACTGGAGGAAAACAGACCGCTCCTGCTGGAGTCTCGCCTGAAGCAGTGCACTATGCTATGAGAATGGCGGCTGGTGAAACTGGAGCAACAGGCAATCCAGGTTCAGGAAAATCTACTGCAAATTACATCAGTCAAGTGAATAACACGATTGCAATGTCTCAAGGAATTAAAAACGGAATGGAAGTAAGAGGAGTTTCATTCAAAAGAATTGATGAAATTGCTGAAACTCTTAAAGCTCAAGGTAAAGTAGACGGGACCGTATTAGATATTGGTTACACTCAGCATAACGCAAGAGATGCAAAAGCATACGGCATTAAAAATAGTGGTGGTTATAAAGAGCAAATACTATCAGTAGCAGCACACGTTCAAAAGCAAATAAACAAAAATCCAGCTTTTGCTGCACAATTAGCTAAAGGAGACTATGTAAATGCTGAATACGTGGGGAAAACGGGACCGGTTCCTGGATGGAATACTTCAATTTACAAAGACACCCATAAAGCTAATAAAGCTACGTTGACTAACCGCATTAACAAAGAATACGGAGGAGATCCAATGGCTGCTTTAGATGCTTTTGATAAAATATATCCAGCAACTGATAGCATAGAGACAATGATGGGACCTGGATACAAGCCTCCTGCTGGAGGTGGTGGTGGCGGTTCAGACCCTCTTGCTTGTCCTGCAGATCCGAATGCTCCTCCGTCTGAGACTAATTTGGCAAACAGAACAAGTGATCACGGTCCTCTTGTAGTAAAAAACACAAACGATACTCCAAACGGGTTGTTTGCGTATCCTTCTGTAGGAGCTATGATTTGGGTATTCTTTAGAGAAGGAAATCCTCTATTTCCAGTCTACTTTGCCGCAAGCTTTGGTAAATCGGAATGGTCAGGAGCATATAAGCAAGGATCGCCAGCACCCGGAATTGCATACAATGGAGAGGGCCCAGGTGGAGGATTCTCTCATGGCACAGAATTTAAACCCACACCAGCTGGAGGAATATCTACTGTATATACAGTGAATCCCACAGATCCATCAAAAGACCAAAAAAGCATTATGTTGTATGCTGACGATGGATCTAATGTCTTTTTAGGAACTGGATATAATCAGTATTTTTCTCAGCATGATAGAATTGATTACGTCACAGAAGACAGATTCAACACAACAATGGGGTATAAAGAACAATGGGTTCAAGGAGATACTAATACTGTAATCATGGGTGATTGTTATATTAAAATAGGAGACGTATCTCAACGGGCTGTTGATGCTATGGAACAAATTAAAAAATATACAGAGGAAATTCAAGCTCCGCTGCTGAAGTCAAATAGTCCTGGTGGTGGTGGTTGAGAACCTGCTAAGCCTAATGCAGCAACACCTAATATGGCTGTAACTATTCCGGAAAACATGAGATTTAATCCCAAACATGTAAAATATTTGAAAAATAAAATTTTATACATAAGATAACTATATGGCACAACGTCAAATTACATGTCCTTTCTGTACAGGAAGTGTGTTAACAAAAGATACAGGAAAGGCTACGTCAACTATGCCGCTAATGAAAGCGAGGTTTGCAGTAAAAATGCCTTTAATGAGTGTAGCGTCAAAAATTTTTGAAGATCCTGAAAAATCAAAAAAAAGTTTATTAACAGGACCATGCAAAGCATGTGGTGGAAAAGGAACCATTCCAGATCCACAAGACGATACTGACAAATATGATCAATCAGCAAAAGCAGCGAAAGGTGCTGCACCCAAAATATTAGAAGAGGAGAACAAACTGGGACAACCTGGCGGCAACAGATATACAATAATAAGAGGAAGTGATTTGCTTGAAGTTGGGTTGGGATTTAACGACAAACCTTCATATAGAGTGGATAAAGGCACATCTGTAGCAAACGGTGGGATAGGTAACTCAAAGGTTCCTATGCTTCCTGCAGGAGCTAAAAGAAACACAGTTGTAGGAATACAATCAATGTGGCCAGAAGATTCTGGAAACTATATGATAAAATGTGCTAACAATTTTCAGGTGTTAGTTGGGTCTGGAGGAATAAAAATGACAACAGGAGGCCCTATAGTTATAAGTGGCGGCATTACACAAATTACTGGTCCTGAAATTACAATTGGATCGGGCACTGGAGGGGTAACTATAGAAGGAGAGACTGTTCATTTAAGAGGAAAGAGTATAGAAGCCGCTCCTTCTGAAGGGCACTTCTTTGTAAAGGGAACAATAAGCAATACAGGTAACGTATCTGTTGGGGGACACATGCATGCTGAAAGTACTTCGTTTGTTAATGCTATGTGTGCTGGTAGAAATGACTCTACAGTTTGTAAACCGTCAGCTTCCTCTGATGGTTATACGGGACCGGCAGTATGGGGAGGAATTGCTGTCAAAGGACTTACTGCTGCAATGAAGGATTTGGTAGCTTATGTAACCACTCCGTTTTCAGAACCAGAAGGAAAAGGAAATTTACTCACGTCTCCAAGAGGACAAGCTGGACTGAAGGACAAAATGAAGGCTATAACATATCAAATGCGGCCATGGGAGCAGAAAGAAACAGGATATATCTTACCAGGAACTAGTATAAAACTAGTTGGGACTTGTCCTTGTAATTATGGTGGAACTGCTGCTGGTTCATTTAACTGTATAGCTACCAATTTTATTAAATTAAATAATTTTCCTCACAATCACGGAATATTTGATGGGATGCATACACATGATATTCGAGTGCCAGATATGGACTTTACTGCTGATAATGCTGAAGAGCTAAGAAATAAAGTATTGCCTAGCTTGGATCAAAATAGTCCTGCTCACATAGATAATTCATCTAAGACCAAGCAAGATTTGATGACAGTAGTTAAGGCTAAGGTATCAGGTTTTATAGTAAGCAAGATTATAGGAAAAGCAATTGCTTGATTACTTGTTTATTTTAACGTAATGTGATACTAATTTGTTTGCCACTCCAAGAGGATCTACATCAAGCATTTCCAAAGGCAAGTTTCTTACCAGCTCCGCAAATTTTATAAAATCTACAGCTCTTGGTTTGTCTAATATAAATTCGTCTCCAGACAATACTGTAAACACATTACCTATATAATCTGTTCTGTCACAATTTTTTTCAAACTCTTGAAGGTGTAAATCTGCCATTTGATCGAACTTTTCTCCAATGGCGGTAATTAACGGAACATAAGTAGTTGGGCAAAAATCATCAGCAACCTCTAAGTCTTGAATAGTAAGCGGAACATAAGTGTCGTCTACACATTCTAACACAAATCTATCCCAAGGGTGATCAGGGATACTCGCAATTTCTTCTTGTATAGCATCATTTAATTGTTCTGCTTCTAGTGCTAACTCATCAATTGCTTGAGTGGTTCTTCTAATATCTTCATCAACAAGATCACCAAGCGAATATGGAGCCGAATAAGGGTCTGTAAGATCAACCGTTGATAAGGGTGGTAAAACTATAGTCTGAGCTTGAATAATTTCTTCAATTGGCCAATCAAGAGAAGAAATGTCCGAAATTGTTAAGTTTGGATTTTCAATTGGAATTACTACTTCATCAAAAGAAATGTCCAAAGACATTTCTGGAATTTTTGTAGTTTCCAGCGGAAATGTATCATCGACTACGTCAATTCCTTCGCCAGGAAGAGGAGAAGATTCAGGTATACTCATGCATATAATTTATGTAACTACCCACATAAAATCAAATAAAAAATTCACTCAAGAAGTTTTCCCATTGCTCGTGATGTTCTGCTAGATCTTCTTGCCCGTAAATGCAAAACACGGTTTTGGAAAGTTGTCTGTAATAATCAGGTGAAGGAGCTCCGTGAAATTCCCATCTTTTTTTAAGAGCAGGTAAATGGAACGATAGCGATATTAACGTTTTTGTGGCAAAAGATAACCCTTTGTCTTCAGACATCATAGGAAGAATATTTTTAGTCTTATTAAAGTGTTGAAAGATTGAAACGGCTACTCTAAAACACTCATCTTCAGATGAGGCAAATTTCGACATTAAACACACTATATAAATGATATCAATGGGTTTGGATAATAAAATTTTATGCTTATCTAAAAAAACCTTTGACCCAATTGCATCCAAAATGCTTTTTTTGAGATCAGTGTCTTCTGAAAACAAACTTTTGATAGACGAACCTTCTTTTGCTGTATACAGTTCGTCTATCAAATTGACCATTTATTTACTTAGGTTTATTGGCCTGATAATTTTCGATCTGTTCGATAATAAATTTTAATATTTCCGATCTCATGATATCCTCTTTACCAAACTCAACACAATAAATTCCTTGATTACAAGATTCTTCTGTATTAAAAATGTCAAACATCGGCTTGAACCCTGAATGTTCTCTGTGTTTAAGATCTGTTTGCATTGGATCTCCTAAAATAAAATATTTCGTAAATTTACCAATTCTTGTCAGTGATGTTAAAAGTTCTTGAAAATTTGCATTCTGAGCTTCATCTACAATTACTGCTTTTGCATTATATGATGCGCCTCTCAAGTAATTTACAGGCATTCCTTTAACTCTCTCGTCAGCAAAAAGACGTTTAATGTCACTCGAACATAATAGTTCTTCTAACTTGTCGTTTAACACTGCAGTAAAAAACTGTAATTTTTCGTTTGCATCTCCTGGAAGAGTTCCCATCGAATTGGATGCACTTTCCACAATAGTTCTCACGTAAATGATATCACTAACACGCCGTGTATTCAATAAAAACAAGGAGCAATACACAGCAAGAATGGATTTACTAGTCCCAGCGGGACCACTTAAAAATATTACTTTGGTATCTTTATGGGTTGCTAATTCTATAAATGCTTTTTGTTTTTCTGACCAATCCAATCCTCTTAAATTCAGGGTAAAATCTATTTTTTCTCTCTGAAAAACTCTCGGTGAAGTATCTGTTATTACTTCATTTGATTGTTGTGTTGTGCTTTTACTTTTTGTTTGGCTTTTCTTTGGTTTGGTTTTCATGTTGTTGAAAAGAACGATTTAACTCATCGTTAAATTTATAAATCTACTTAAGGCGGATGTAAAATTAAATTAGGTTTAACAAAAAAGTTGAAACCAGATAAGTAAATGAAATGAGATCACCATTTAATATTACCAATCTTGGATTAGAGGAAGAAGCTCGTATAAAGTTTTCTTATACTTCTCCGACGTTGCATCAAAACATCGAAATTTCTATTGATGGTGATGAGACTTCAGTAGAAGATTTACTTGATTCGTTTCATCGCTTCTTAAATGCTCTTGGTGTATCTACTCCTGAAAATGTGGTATTAGTATTTATGGAATTGAATGATGGAGAGAACGGGGACGGAGAAGAAGAGTCAAAATAACGAAGCAGAATTTTTTTGAGATTATGACTTTTAAAAAATATAGGTTAAATAAATAACATTATGACAAATAAATTCGATACATTACTAGACAATCTGTTATCAGAGATGGCTGCTACTACAAATTATGATCCATCTTCAATGGGAGACAAAATTGCACAAAAAGTTTCAGATCTCCCAGGAAGTTCTCAACATTGGAAATATTTACAGCAATTAAGCGCAGATGTGAGAAAAGACATTGTTAAAAAAATTATTCAAAACGTTTTTACTGATAATGAAGATAATACGTATTCATTGAGCATTGATAACGTAGGAGATCTTAAAACTGCCATCGTTGCTGCAATTAAGCGTGTATCTGAAACTAATCCAGAATTTAAGGCAACAAGCGGTACTATTATTAAATTTTTAGCTGATAGACTTGCAAACAAAGACCTTTTAGGCAACGTTAAATATACCACAGCAAGAGGAGAAGACATTGTATTGGATAAAGATGTAACTCAACAAGACGTTAAGAATGCATTAAAACGCGCATTATCTCCTGACTCTCTTGAAGATGGTGACTCTATTGAGGATAGCGATCCAACCGAATCCAATCAAGAGGAGCCAAGTGAGGTTTCTGCCTCCAAACAATCTTATGATCCTTCAAGAGATTATTATTTAAAAAAATACGAAGAGATTAAATCAGGAACACTAAAAGGTGACTTGCAGGTTGCTTATGATAGAATCGAACCATTCTCAGGAGAAGTTCATTCAGGCAGTGAATTTGCCAAACTTTTAAAAAATAGTAATTTGCCAATTAGTTTTCTCAGACAATTGTTTGAGTTAGATGTATTAGAACTTGCTGATGGTGATGATTTACCAGATGTTGGAGACACAAAGGGCTTCGATGAAACTGAGAGAGATTATATGGAACGTATTACAAAAGGAGCTAGAGAAGATTATGACCGATCTTCTCCTGCTGGGCGCTTTGGTGGAGAAGACGTCTTTGGTTAATTCCGCATAAAGCTAAAATACAAGAAACATATATTAGTTTGTTTCTCTTTGCTGAGCGTTTGTAATAAGTAGTGTTCAATGAATATATACACTTACGATTTTGAAGTACAAACGATGGTTACTATGTTCGTCAATGCGATGAGCGATATCGTAATTAAACGTTTTAATGTAAATAAACAATCAAGAGATCAAATAAAAACAAGAATTGTATATGCTCCAAAACAAAGAGTGCTGAACGATTTACTAAACCGAGATCAAAATTTAATTTTGCCTGTAATTGCTTGCAATATTGCTGGAATGACGAGAGACAACACCAGAGTTTATAATAAAATATTAGGAACATTCCAGCAAACAAACCGTGGAACAACGACTCACGAAGAAACTCCTCTTCCAATTGACCTTGCTATTAATATTTCAATCATGACTCGGTATCAAGCCGATATGGACCAAATATTAACTCATTTAATTCCATATATCAATCCATATTTTGTGGTGTCTTGGAGAACTCCAGCAAGACCTGATTTTGAGATTCGCTCAAAAGTTGAGTGGAACGGAAATACTAATATTACATATCCAACAGATTTAAATGCAACACAAGTAGCAAGAGTTGTTGCTGACTTATCGTTTGTATTTAAAGGTTGGATTTTTAAAGCAAAATCAGACGAAGATGTAGGCACTATATACACAATTCACACAACGTACAACGAAAGTATACCAGGTATTCCGGCTGAATTCCTACTTCCTGATGAAATTAGAACTTCTACGGAACAGATGGATTATCGATTTATAAATGGAGCAAAACCTCAACCAACAATGGTTGAACCGTATATAACCAAAGTTGCTAAGTCAGAAAAATTTCGAGTAGTTGGGTCTGGATTTACTGTACTAACAAATGTATATTTGTCTGGAATCCCATTTGCTGTTGATTCTACTGAATGGAATCCTTTATCTGGTATTCCGAGTCTGTCTGCAGATTATCCTCCGTTTACCGCAATAAAGTTATTAACTTCAGATTGGTGGTATGACAAAGACCACATGGTCACGTTTATTATGCCATCAGCATCTACTGCAGGAATGTTTGATGTTGTTATAGAGGGTCCTGTTGGATATGGATCTTTGACAGCTAACGTAAGAAACAACACATTTAACCCACATGTTGTCGGAACTCCTCAATATGATTCGTATGTTCCGTACAACCCTCCTTATTTATCCGGGATTGAAATTATCCCTTAATTTATATAAAAACATATGTCTGACGCACTCAATACTTCCGTTCAAGAACTAAGCTCCGAAGAAGCTGACCGAACAGTTTTAACCTTTGTTACTGATGAATCAGTTCTTCCAACTTTAACGTATTTTGCATATGGCATGGTTGGAAGTTCATTTGATGAAGCTGGAGAAATTTCTGCTGATATTATAAACCAAACCGATCTGCTTATGTATAACAGGCTTCTTTCTCGTAATTCTAAGCCTAAAACAATGAAAATCTATATAAACCGATCAATTAGAGCTGTTGTGACGTTTGGATCTGTGCGAACTGGAACAACTTTCGGTTATAAGCCTGATGAGTTAGTTAATACTGACAAGTTTCTTGTTGGGGCGTTTACATCCGGTTCGATAAATTTTACTTTATCAGTTACTTCGTGAAATAATTTCTATATCACAAAATATATTAACTGATTTAATAAATACTAATATGTCAGATAGAAAAATTTCTCAATTACGAAGTGTCGCTAATATTGAGTACAATGATGTAATTCCAATTGTACAGAACGGAACTACATATAAAGTTTCTATTGATCAACTAGTAGCCTTAGGCAGCAAAAAGATACTGATGCAAGAGAGTTTTAATGCTATTAGTAGAATGTCGTATTTGGTTAGTACTGCAGTTGTAGATATAACTGCAACTCTTCCGGCTGAACCGTTGGTAGGCGATTATATTACGTTTGCTGATCCGTTTGTTACATGGAATTCTAGCCCCTTTACCATAAATAATAATAATAAAATGATACATGGACTTTCAGAACCTTTGATATGTAACGTTAAAGGATTAACGTTTACATTAACATATGTTGGTGAATCTGTTGGTGGAACCAACATGGGATGGAGGGTAGATTAATGTTATTATCAAATCTATTTCATCCGCTTTCTGTTACAATACACAACAATATACCTGAAGCTTGTTGTGATGGACAAACGTCTCCTGAATTGTTGACGGATATTTTAGTTCGAAACCCTCTTGGAATTTATCATTATGGAGAAGTTATTCCTCCTGGAACAAAATTAGAAACAATTTTAAGAAACATATTGAGCGAAGAATGTAGAGGATGTTGTGAAGAGCCAACACCTACTCCAACGATTACTCCAACTGTTACAATTACTCCTACTCCAACGATTACGATTACTCCTACTCCAACGATTACAATTACTCCTACACCGACGATTACTCCAACGGTTACAATTACTCCTACTCCAACGATTACTCCAACGGTTACAATTACTCCTACACCGACTAAGACTGTAACTCCTACACCGACGATTACTCCAACGGTTACAATTACTCCTACTCCAACGATTACTCCAACGATTACTCCTACTCCGACTAAGACTCCAGCTGGTTCAGTAACTCCTACACCGACGATTACTCCAACGGTTACAATTACACCTACACCGACTAAGACTGTAACTCCTACACCGACGATTACTCCAGCGGTTACAATTACACCTACACCGAGT